TGATCCACGCAGCCGCAGAAAATCGCTTGATAACCGCTCTCAATAAGGTTGCCGTTATTGAGAATCAACAATAGGTTTTGGAGCTTGCCATGCTGTGGTGCGAATGCACATCTGCAACCGAGCGGTAACCTAGTTGCATGACGGTTGCAAATAGCCAACTACTCAGTGCTGGCAAGGGTGCTGAGCTGATCCGTTCGAATACCGGCCGGAGTTGTACTAGGCAGAACTTGGAGAAGTTGTGCAAGCAAGGCCGGCTGCCGCGTAGCACGGCAAGCGCTGCGCCGGTGCGGGTGCGGGCTGATCTGCTGGTAGATGAATACCTGTCGAACGTCGCGCCACATCAGGCCGAGGCACGGCAGCCAAGGGCCAAGCGTCAGCGGGCGATGGCAACTGCATCAGTGCCTGCACAGCTGCCGCCGGAGCGGCCTGATGATCTGCCGGAGTACACTATCAGCCGTGCCCGCTCAGAGTTTGAGAAAGCGAACCTGCTGGAGCTGGATCGCAAGACGAAGGAAGGCCAGCTGCTGCGGCGTGAGGATGTAGAGCAGGCGTGGAACGGTGCAGTCAACATCACCCGTACCAAGGTGCTGGGCGTTCCGAGCCGTGCCAAACAGCAGATCCCGCACCTGTCGCCTGATGAGGTGGAGCTGATTAGGGACCTGATACGCGAGGCCCTCGATGAGCTGGCCGCTGGTGAGGTGACGGCATGATCACGGCGGACGTTGGCCAGCTGACACGGCAGATCCTGGCAGGGTTTAAGCCACCGCCGAGGTTACGGCTGAGTGAGTATGCCGACGAGTTCTCAGTGATGACCGGCAGCGCGGCGGAGAAAGGCCGCTGGCGGACGCTGCCATATCAGCGGGAGATCCTCGATCAGTTCACCACGCCTGGCGTTGAGATCATTGCCTGCATGAAATCAGCCCGTGTGGGCTGGACCAAGTGCCTGGGTGTGGTGGTGCAGTACTTCAGCCACCAGGACCCGTGCGAGATCATGATCGTGCAGCCGGTGAAGGAAGACGCCGAGGGCTACAGCAAGGAAGAGATCAAGCCGCTGTTTGAGGATACGCCGGTGCTGCGCGGCCTGATCAGCGAGGCAAAGGCTCGGAACACGGCAAGCAACACGATCCTGCTTAAGCAACTCAGCAATGGCGGGCTGATTGACGTGGTGAATGCTGCCAGCGGCAGGGCGTTCCGGCGCAAGTCGCGGAAGGTGGTGTTGTTTGATGAGCCCAGCGCGTACCGGCGGATTGATGAAGGCGATCAGATTAAGCTGGGCCGCAACCGTGCGGATTACTACTGGGACCGAAAGATTGCGATTGGTGGGACGCCGATCTTTCCCAACGACAAGACGCATGAGTGGTTCCTGCGCGGTGATCAGCGCCGGTACTTCGTGCCGTGCCCGTTCTGCCAGGAGTACCAGGTGCTCCGGTGGGAGCAGATGCGCAAGGACGGCGATGGTGCTGGCCAGTATGAGTGTGCCCACTGCGCTGAGCTGATCCCGCATAGCAAGAAGCGGTGGATGGTTGAGCGTGGCGAGTGGCGGGCTACAGCTGAATCACAGCAGCCGGGGCTAGTGAGCTTCCACCTGTGGGCCGGATATAGCTACAGCCCTGCAGCGGACTGGTCGATCTTGGTGCGTGAGCACCAGGAAGCACTGGAGGCAATGCGCCGTGGCGACCCTGACGCCATGCAGACGTTCCATAACACGGTGCTGGGTGTGCCGTGGGAAGACACGCTGGCCGGCAAGCTGACAGGTGATGGCCTCGCTAAGCGCCGGCAGGACACAGCAGCTGGCAATGGGTATCCAGTGGGCAGCGTGCCCGATGGCGTGCTGCTGATCACAGCTGGCGTTGACGTACAAGGCGGTGGCGGATCATTGGGTGAGCGGCTGGTGGTGACGTTATGGGGCTGGGGCCGTGGCGAGGAAGCATGGCACCTGGGGCACTTTGAGATTGATGGCGACCCGCAGCAGCCGGAGACTCTGGCTCAGCTGGATCAGGTAGCAGAGACGCGGTGGAAGCGTGACGACGGCACAGTGCTCACCTTGACGCTGGGTGGCATCGACGATGGCGGCATTGCCACCCAGGAGGTTCGGGAGTGGTGCCGCACCAGATCGGCAACATGGGTGCCAATGAAAGGCGCTCACCAGAAAGGCAAGGCATTGATTGGCCGTGGTGTGCCGGTGGATGTGAACCGGAAGAACCAGGCGGTGCTCAAACGCGGCGTGCTGCTGTACCCGCTGGGATACGACGCGAGCGTGAACCATCTGCAGGGCCGGCTCAGGAACGAACAGCCAGGGCCTGGGTATCTGCACTTTGGCGAGGCAGCTACGGATCAGTTCTTGGATGAGCTATTCCCATGGAAGCGGATGCCGCGACGTGACAAAGGGCAGGTCAGCTACCACTGGGTGTTGCCGCCTGGGTCACGGGATGAAGGTGGCGACTGTACGAGGATGGCGTATGCAGCGCTGCAGATCGTCTCGCGCAAGTACACGCGGGCCACCATCTGGGACCAGATCAAAGCGCAGCTGGCGGCTAGCGCTGCCGGGCCAACATCACAACCTGCAGCAGGCATCACCCGCCGTCGTGGCAGCTGGCTAAGCCGCGACTGATCCTGTTCCATAGCCTGAGCTATGGCCAGATTCACGCAAGCCCAGCTCGATGATCTGCGTGCAGCAATCGCTGAGGGCGTGCTGCGTGTCAGTGCCAATGGTCGTTCTACGGAGTTTCGCAGCTTGGCTGAGATGCGCGAGCTGGAGCGCATGATGGCCGCCGAGCTGGAGAACAGCAGCTATCGCCCAAGCCGTACTTACGTGTCGTTCAAGAGGGCGTGATGGGAAAGCGCAAAGACCTTGAAGATGCTCTGAAGGCAACCAGGATGCAGCTGGCTATAGAGCACCTGCGATCCTTTGAAGCGGCCAAGCTGAGCCGGCGTACGGACAACTGGCTGACCAGTAACAAGGGCCCGAATGCTGACCTGCGGCTGTCGCTGCAGCGGATGGTGGCCAGGCATCAGGACCTGGTGGATTCAGACCCGTGGGCCAGTAAGGCGGTTGCAGTGGTCGTCAATAACTGGGTGGGCGATGGCATTGCCGGCGCTCCAGTTGGCGCTACACGCAAATATGCCGATGGCTACCGCGAATGGGCAGAGAGTACGGACTGCGACTGGACCGGTCAGCACAACTTCTACGGGCTGCAGTCGCTGATTGCTCGAACGGTAGCGGTGCGCGGCAGCTGCCTGGTGCGACGGCGGTTTGATGAAAGCCAGCTGGCGCGTGGCCTCAGTCCGCTGCAGCTGCAGGTGATGGAGCCGGACTACCTGGACTTGAGCAAGGACGATGGCGCCAAGATCAGGTTTGGCAAGCAGTACACCGATAGCGGGAAGCTGGAAGGGTATTGGATACGGCTGTCGCATCCGGGTGAAAGCGACTGGACCGGATCTATCAGGGTGCAAAGCGAGTTCGTCAACGCCTCCGAGATCTGTCACGTGTACGACATGCGCCGGCCTGGCCAGGCAACCGGTGTGCCGTTTGGCGTGAGTGCGCTGCTGAAGCTGCGAGACGTAAGCGACCGTGACGCGGCGCAGCTGCTGAAGGACAAGCTGGCGGCGTGCTTCATGGCATTCGTGTCAGATGCTGACGCTGACGCTGTGGCCAGTGGTACGGAGCTGCTCGACACGCTGGAGCCTGGCGTGATTGAGAATCTGCCACCTGGTAAGTCGATCACGTTTGCGCAGCCGCCTACGTCAGGCGACTACGTGGCCAATCAGAAGTACCACCTGCTGAGCATTGCGCAGGCGTATGAGATCACGTATGAAGCGCTGACTGGCGATCTGGGCAACGTCAACTTTTCCAGCGGCCGGATGGGCTGGATGGAGATGCGCAGGGCCGTTGCTCGCTGGCGATGGGGGATCATGATCCCCCAGCTGCTCAACCGCGTCGCTGGCTGGTATCGAGACGCTGCAGCGATATCAGGCACCGGCCGCGCCACTGCACGGTTTGAGTGGACGCCGCCGATCACCTGGCTGGTAGATCCGGCCCGCGAGATCCCGGCTTACGTCGATGCAGTGCGTGCTGGCTTCATGAGCTTGTCCGAGGTGCAGCGGATGCTCGGGTACGTGCCCGAGCTGGTGATCCAGGAGCTTGGCGCTGATATGGATCGCGCAAGGGCTGCAGGGTTGAAATTGGATGTAGACCTAGCATCAACAACTGGCACTGTTCGGCCGATGCCTATGGATGCAAATGCACAGTCCATAGCCTGAGGCCATGGAACAGCAGCTCCAACGGATGGCGCTTTTGGCGCCCAATAGCTGGGACGAGGAAACTCGTTCGGCGACGATTGTCATCTCTACGGATGCCGACGTTGGAGATGGGTTCCAACTGCTCCACACGCCTGAATCAATCCGCTGGCCGGAGCGGCCATTACCGGCCGACTACGACCACAAGCGCACGTCAGAGAGTATCTGGGGTGCGGTGATGGATCTCAGCTTGGAGCGTGCCGCTGATGGCACGAATCAGCTTGTAGGGCGCGTGGTGGTAGATGGTCCAGCTGAGGCAGTGGACATTGCACTGCCAAGGTTCAGGACCGGATCTGCGCGGTTCTCTGTTGACGCACGGATCTACGCCTGGCGTGAAGGTGATCCCGGCACACCGCTTGTTGCGACTGAATGGTCGCCGCAACTGGTGAGCTTGGTATCAGCTGGCCAGGACACGCACGCTGTAATGCGCAGTACCAACCCAACCGTGGACACTTCCATGACCGTTGAATCGCAGGCCGGGAGTGACCCGGTGATTGAGAACACTGATGCACCTGCTGCAGCCGCTGAGGCTGCTGTGTGTGCTGCACCGATTGCTGAACCTGAGGCGGATGACGCTGTGCAGCGTGCTGCAGCTGACAAGCTGGAGCTCGTTGTGCGTCGTGCTGCTTCTGAAGCCAAGCTGCCTGAGGATGTGGTGCAGCGGATTCTCTCTGAGAACCGTGGCCGCTCGCAGGTTGAAGCTCTCACCGCTGTGGTGCGTGAACACCGTATTGCCGTTGAGGCTCAGAATCCTGTGAACCCTGGCTTTGGCGCACCGATCACTGTTGTGCGCGATCAGGGTGAGACCCTGGTGCGTGCGTTTGATTCCGAGCTTCAGCGCCGCGCTGGCCTGATCTCTGCTCCTACCGAGGAGGGCAAGGCGGCCTATGGCCTGACCTGCCTGGAGATGTGCCGCAACTACCTCAGCTCCCGTGGTGTGAACACCCTGGGGATGAGCAAGAACGAGGTGGTGTCGCGTGCGTTCCACAGCACCAGCGACTTCCCCAACCTGTTCGCCAACGTCGCCAACAAGACGCTGCTGGCTGCTTACGCCGAAGAGCCGCAGACCTGGGCGCCGCTGGCCCGTCAGCGTAACCTGCCCGACTTCAAGCAGGTGACTGATCTGCAGATTGCCGGTCAGATCGTCCCCGAGAAAATCCTCGAAGGTGGCGAGTACAAGAGCGGCACGCTGACTGAAGGCAAGGCCACCTGGAACCTGGCCACCTACGGCAAGCGGATTGCCGTAACAAGGCAGGCGATCATCAACGACGATCTGGACAGCCTGAGCCGTGTGCCCGAAATGCTGGGCCGTGGCTGCCGACTGCTGGAGTCGAACATGGTGTGGGATCTGCTGACCACCGGCGCCAGCGGTGCAACGGTGAGCCTTGACGGTCAGGCACTGTTTGCTGCAGGGCATAACAACACCATCACTGGTGCTACGTCGGTGATTGGTATTGCTGGCATGGATGCCGCCAAGGTGAAGCTGCGTAAGCAGACCGACCTGGCTGGCAACCGCCTGAACTTGTCGCCTGCCTATCTGGTGGTGCCTGTGGAGCTGGAGACCACTGCGCTGCAGTTCCTGTATCCCACCGGCTATGCCCCTGCTGCTCTGACCGGTTCTGCTGGCCCCAACCCGTTTGCTGCTGGTGTGCAGCTGATCGTTGAGCCCCGCTTGTCAGATGACAGCACGGCTTATTGGTACCTGTGCTCTAGCCCCAACCGCGTGGAGATGATCACCTACGGCTACCTCGCTGGCGAGGCTGGCCCGACGATCACCACCACCGAGAAGCGTGATCCTGATGGTGTGGAGCTGCTGGTCCGTATGGACTTCGGTTGCACCCTCAGCGACTATCGCGGTTTTGTGCGCTCGGCTGGCGCCTGATCATCACCCTTTCTGAGGTAATCAACCCATGAAGAACTACATCCAAGAGGGTGAAAACATCACTCTCACCGCCCCTTACGCCCGGCTGTCGGGTGAGGGTGCATTGGTCGGCGCACTGTTCGGTGTGGCCATGACCGACGTGGAGAACGGCGCCGAAGGCGTCTTTGCCACTGAGGGCGTGTTCACGCTGGCCAAGGCCACTGGTGCCAGCACCGGCGGCGCCCAGGGCGCTAAGGCGTACTGGGTGGCGGCAAGCAAGTCGGTCAGCGCCGCTTCTAGCGGCAACACGCTGATCGGTTGCTTTGCAGCGACCTGCGCAGATGGCGATGCCACCTGCCTTGTGCGTCTGAACGGCACCGTCTGATGAGCTGGGCCAGCCGTCACAATCTGCTGGCCCGTGCCGTCAATCGTTCGCTTGGCGGCGTCCCGGTTATCTGGGGCGCCGTTTCAGGCTTGGCATTGTTGGAACAGAACACCGAGATGGTGATTGGCGACCAGGTGCTGAGCATTGAGTATGCGTTGCACAATCTGCCGGCTGCATCGTTTGGTGGCATGGCCCACGGTGATGCTGTCACTGTTGATGGCGTGAGCTACACAGTGCGGCACGCACCAATGCCGGTGGGTGATGGACGATTCTGCATAGTGCCGTTGAGCAAGGCCTAGCAGAGGTCCACAGACTGTAGACAAGAAAACTAACGGGCCATGACGCTGACCAACTTTATTGGAGCTGACGGCAAAGGCCGGACAGTCAGCACAACCGATCCATTGCCTGTGGGCGATACCGGTGGCAGCCTGACGGTCGATGGCAAGGCGTACCGCGCTGCGGTGACGATCACCAGGCCGAGCAACACCACCGCCTACACCGCTGGTGACGTGGTGGGTGATACGGGTGGCAGCGCGATCATCACGCTGCCCAGCATCGGCCCCAGCGGCGGGTATGTGCTGATGCAGTCGGTGCGGCTGCTGATCGGTAACACCAGCGTGCCTAGCGGCATGACGGGCTTCCGGCTGCACCTGTACACCGCCAGCCCCACGGCGATTGCCGATAACGCTGCGTTTGATCTGGTCAGTGGCGAGGTGGCCAACTACGCCGGTTACGTCGATCTGCCAACACCGCAGGATTTGGGCAGCACGCTGTTCAGCCAGGCTGATTACTGCGGCACTGCGATCAAGCTGGCCAGCGCCAGCACCACGCTGTACGCCGAGCTGGAGACCCGTGGCGCCTTCACGCCGGCCAGCGGGACGCTGTACGACCTGCGTGTGATGACGCTGGAGGCAGGTCTGTGAGCCTGACGCTAAGCAGCCGACGGGCTGCCCTGGCACCTGGCCCCTGGGTGCGTAACGAGCTATGGCGCCGCGCCAGGGCTGTGCCAAGCCTTGACCTGCGGTTTGCGGATAACAAAAGCCTGACTGACGCTGTTACCGGGCAGTCGCTGGTCACCTTCACCCGCGCCAGCAGCGGCACGTACGTGGGCAGTGATGGGGTGATCAAGACGGCGACGACGAACGAGCCCCGCTTCGACCACAACCCCACGACCGGCGAAAGCCTGGGCCTGCTGGTGGAGGAGCAGAGGACGAATCTGCTGTTGCGAAGTGAGGAGTTTGATAATGCGAGTTGGACAAAGACTGCAGGCTCAATAACTGCAGACAATACAACAGCCCCCACCGGCAACACGACTGCAGAACTATTTACTCCAACGGCCAGCAGCTCTTTTCATGCATGCGTGCAAAGCCTCACAGTTACAGCATCAACGCCTTACACCGCATCAGTTTACATCAAAGGCAACGGCGCGCCATTTGCACAGCTTAGCTATGACAATGGTGCCTCTGTAGGAGCGTGGCTTAACGTCAATCTAAGCAACGGAGCAATAACACGCGGCCCTGAAGCGGCCGGTGGAGCCACTGGCGTTTCTGGAAGTGTTACCGCAATGCAAAACGGCTGGTATAGGCTAGCCGTTACTGCAACACATACAGGGACTGTTGGCAGGGTACTCGTAATGCCGCTCCCTTCTGGTTCGTCTACAACAGGAATTAATGCTACAACGACTACTGCCACAACCGACCAAATATACCTCTGGGGCGCCCAACTAGAAGCCGGAGCCTTCCCCACCAGCTACATCCCCACCACCAGTGCCACGGTCACCCGCAGTGCGGACGTGGTAAGCATCACGGGGGCTAATTTTAGTAGCTGGTACCGGCAGGATGAGGGGACGGTGTTTGCGGATATTAATACAGCGCCTGTGGCAAATATTGCTCAAGGCATTTTTGACTTAAGCGAAGGCGCTGGGGCTGAACGTATTTTTCACAGACGCAATACAACCAGCTTTATCGTCACTGCTATTACTGACAACAGCGTAGTACAAGGTGACTTTGGTTCTGTATCCGTTTCCGCATCAGGCAGAGCTCGCTTAGGGCTTGCTTATCGTCTTAATGATTTTGAAGCTGCTGTTAATGGGAGCTCAAGCGGAACAGACACGTCAGCAACAGTTCCAACACCAGACAGAATCCACATTGGGCAGAACTTCGCATCTGGCCAATCCGTAAACGGCACCATCCGCCGCCTCACCTACTTCCCCCAGCGCCTGAGTAACTCCACTCTCCAAGCCATCACGCAATGACCCACTTCCTCCGCTTCCCCAACGAAGCCACCGGCATGGCTGCCCTGGAGGCTGCTGGTCTGCTTACCGAGGACGGCCTCCCCATCACCGCCAGCCACACACACGCCCTCGACTGCATTGGCACCATCACCCGTGGTGGCGAGTACGACCCCGAGACCGGTGAAGTGCTGGTCCCGCCCACAGTGCTGGATGGCTGGCACTGCAACTACGTCGGTGAGCTGCCGGATGGGTGGGAGCAGTACGTGGTAAGCCCTGAGCAGCCGGTGAGGGTGTTTGCGTCATGACCGCCAGCAAGCGAGAGCAGATCCTGGCCGCCATCACTACCAGCCTGGCCGGCACCACTGGCGTCGGCAGCAGGATCTACCGCTCGCGGGTGGAGGCCTTTGCCCGCAACGAAGCTCCTGCCATCGTGGTGGAAGGTGGGAGAGAGACGGCAGCCGTCATCAGTAACTGCAAGCTCGACTGGAGCATGGATGTGCTGGTGGCGATCTACGCCAGGGGCAATATCCCTGATCAGCTGGCGGATCCAGTTCGCGTCAGCGCTCACGCGAAGCTGATGGCAGATCGCACCATCGGCGGCCTGGCAATGGACATCGTGCCAACCAGCGTTGATCCGCAATTGGAAGCCGGCGATCAGCCAGCGCTGTGGATGGTCTGTACCTATCAGGTCCGCTATCGCACCGCTGCTACTGATCTGACGGCTTGATTCATAGCCTGAACCATCTGCACATGCAGCATGGCGCGTACAGCTCCAGCACCGTTACCACCGCTGCCTACTGAAGGCGGCTCGTACCTGCTGGATGGCGGGCAGTGGGTATGTACACAGCAAACCCTGCCTGTGCAGCCTGAGCCGGCAGCGCCTGTTGAGCCCGCCCCTACTCCTGAGAACTGATCATGGCCTTGACCCGTAAGCGGCTGATTCTGGCTAAGGCTGAAGCCAGCTATGGCACAGATTCAACACCGACTGGAGCGGCAAATGCCATCTTGGTGCGCAACCTGGAGATCACCCCGCTCCAGGCTGAAAGCGTAAGCCGTGATCTGATCCGCCCGTATATGGGCAACAGCGCAGAACTTCTTGCTCAGACCCGCGTTGAGGTCACCTTTGAAGTGGAGCTGGCAGGCTCTGGCGCTGCTGGCACAGCGCCGGCTTATGGCCCGGTGCTGAAAGCTTGCGGCCTTTCCGAGGTTGTGGTGGCATCCACCTCAGTTACCTACGCACCCGTGAGCAGCAGCTTCAGCAGCTGCACGCTGTACTTCCACAACGACGGCATCCGCCATAAAGTCACCGGTTGCCGTGGCACCTTCAGCCTGAATGCTGAAGTGGGCCAGATTCCAGTGATCGCGTTCACGATTACTGGAATCTATAACGCTCCTACAGATGAGACGCTGCCTACACCAACCTACGCCAACCAGGCAGCGCCGCTGATCTTCAAAAACGGAAACACTACTAACTTCTCCATCTTCAGCTACAGCGGCTGCTTGCAGAGCCTCAGCCTGGATATTGGTAATGAGATTGTCTACCGCGAATTGGTTGGCTGTACTAAGGAGGTGCTAATCACCAACCGTGCCGCCAATGGCACGTGCGTGATTGAAGCGCCAAGCATCGCCACTAAGGACTTCTTCACAATTGCCAATGGCAACACCCTTGGCTCTATCAGCTTCCAGCACGGTGCTACAGCTGGCAGCATTGTTACGTTTACTTCTGCACAGTCTGATATTGGCGGTCCTACATACGCTGATCAAGATGGCGTACAAATGTTGAACCTGCCCTATCGGGCAACACCAACCAGCTCTGGCAATGACGAGCTGACACTGGTTTACACCTGATCTTGGAGCGCATCTAGCATGTCATTTGTACTTAAGCAATCCGAAACTTACACCTGGCCGGTCGTCTTTGATGTACCGATTGATGGTGGTCGCCATGAGCGGCAAACCTTTGATGGTGAGTTCAAGCGTCTCCCGCAAAGTAAGATCGGCCCAATGGTAGCTGAGCTGCAGCGGCTGGAAGATCTTGGCGACCTAGAGCGCATCACTGAGATTGCTGGTGATGTTGTCGTCGGGTGGTCTGGCATCAACGATGACCAGGGCAATGAGATTCCTTTCAGCCAGAAAGCGCTGCAGCAGCTGCTTGAGGTGCCATTTCTTGCTGTTGCTGTGCTCAAGGCTTACATGGACAGCATCAAGGGAGCTAAGCGAAAAAACTGATCGAGGCCGCCGAGTATTGGGCTGGCGGCGGCATTAAAGATGACTCGCAGGCCGATGCAGCGGCGCTTGGTGTGGCGTTGCCAGAGCAAGCGCCCAAAGATGATTTTGAAGTGTGGGAGGAGAACTGGCCTGTGGTTGAAATGTTCCTGCGCTGTCAAACGCAGTGGCGCACCACGATGAAGGGCCTGCTAGGGCTTGATTATGTTGCCGTTGCGTGGCTGCTTAGCCTATATCAGATCGAAAATCCCCGAGCGCTGCTGGAGGGCTTGCAGGTAATGGAAGAAGCGGTGCTAGTCAAGATCAACGAGCGGAGCAGCTGACATGGCAATGAACATGGATGCAATGCTCCGCATTAAGGCGGATGTTCAAGGCGAAAACAATATCCGCAGGCTGGGTAATTCCATGCAGGGCCTGCAGGGCCAGGTCAAGAATGCCGCGCTGGGATTCAACAGCCTTAAGGGTGCCGTGGCTGGTTTTGGTGCTGCTATCGCTGGTAGCGCCATTGTTGGTGGGTTGAGCGCCGTCGTAAAGAAAGCGATAGACGCTGGTGATGAGCTGTTCAACATGCAAGCCAAAACAGGCATTGCTGCCAATGCGCTGATTGGCATCGGCAATGCTGCAAAGCTGGCTGATGTTGATATTGCCACTCTGGGCAAAGGCCTGACCAAGCTCAATGTAAATCTGCTTAAGGCCGCAGAAGGCAATGAGGATCTAGCGCGGAAGTTCCAAGCCTTAGGCGTGAGTGTAAAAGACTCCAATGGCCAGGTGGTGCCAGCTGATAAGGCGCTGAAGCAGATTGCTGATCGCTTTGCTGACATGCCTGACGGTGCGCAGAAAGCAGCAGCTGCTGTGGCCCTATTTGGCAAGTCAGGCGCAGATCTGATCCCGCTGCTGAATGAAGGTGCCGCCAGCATGGAGAAGTTCACCTACAAGGTGGGCGAGGACTTTGCAGCGCGGTCTGATCTGTTCAACGACACGATCACCGAGTTCGGCATCAAGACGCAGGGCTTCGGGATGGAGCTGACCGATGCGCTGCTGCCGGCGCTGCAGTCGATCCTTGAGGTGTTTGGCGATCTGTTTGATACCAAGCAAGATTGGACAGCATTGTTTGAGGTTATCAAGTTCGGCCTGCGTGCTGTCGCCACTGTCCTGTACGCAACAATCAAGCTTGTTGATCAGTTTGTGAAAACTATCGTCTATACGTTCGACGCTATCGGCAAGGCACTAAAAGGTGACTTCTCAGCTGCTGGCGAGGCCTTGTCCAAGGGTTTTGGATCGGGCCTGGAGCAGGCCAAGCGTGATTTTGCTCAGATCCAAAAGCTTTGGACTGATGCGCCATCACCTGGCACTGGCCGCCGCACTGGTGGAAGGAGCATGGCGTTGGATACAACGGCAACTGATGCACGCAATCAAGCCGCAGCAGCGCGTTCGTCAGCAGAAGCAAAGCGTGCTGCATCGGAACAAGAACGGCTGCTGGAGCGTCGGCAAGAACTGACCCGCCGTGCAGCAGATCTGCAGCAACAGCTGCGCAACAGCATCGAGGATGTGAACGCTGCCTACAAGGGCGTCGGCGCCACGCTGGTGGACCAGCTCTTCCTCCAGCAGATCGAAGCGATCACCGAAAGCAACCGCCAGGTGAACAAGCTGACGCGCGATGTGGCGGAGCTGGCGCTGGAAGTCAAAAAAGCCGGCGGCCAGCTGGACATCAAGATGTTCAAGGATTTGGTCAACGACCTGTCGGACGCCAACGCGCAACTGGCAAACAAGCAGTACCAGCAAGGTCTGAAGGATCTGCTGCCGAGCCTTGACGAGTACGACGCCAAGATCAAGGAGGTCCAGCAGGGCAAAACCGAGCTGAGCGAGGTTGAGAAGCTCAACGCGCAGATCAACCTGCTGCAGCTCGACATCCTTGCCAAGACCAACCCGGAGCTGGCCAAGTACGTTGACCTCCTCCGCAATCGCGCCCAGGCGCTCGATGATGCGACGGCCAAGCAGAAGAAGGACAGCGAGTCGATTGGCACCGGCATCCGCGACCGGCTGCAGGAGTATTACAACAGCGTCAAGGACCTTGGCACTGCTATTGGCGATGCGGTTGTGAGCGGTCTGAAGGGGCTGGAGGATCAGCTGACTGCGTTTGTCACCACCGGCAAGGCCAACTTCAAGGAGTTGGCGGCCAGCATCCTTTCCGACCTGGCACGCATTGCGCTGCGGGCGGCCATCATCCAGCCCATCGTCAAGGCGCTGGGTGGCCTGTTCCCCAGCTTCAAATTTGCCAACGGCGGCATCATGACCGACGACGGGCCGATGCCGCTGAAGAAGTACGCCACCGGCGGCATCGCCAACAGCCCGCAGCTGGCCATGTTTGGCGAAGGCTCAATGCCTGAGGCGTATGTGCCACTACCCGATGGTCGGCGGATTCCGGTGGCAATGCAGGGCGGCAGCGGTACCACCAACGTGACCGTGAACGTTGATGCAAGTGGCACAACGGCCAGCGGCAATGCTGGCGTTGCAAATGCCTTAGGTCGTGATCTTGCGGCTGTAGTAGACAGCCGTCTTGTCTACCACAAGCGCCCTGGAGGACTGTTGGCGTAATGGCTACCTTTACCTGGATTGCAAGCTTTGAAGCCACTGAATCAAGCCAGCCGCGCGTCAGCAGGTTTCAGGCTGGTGATGGGTACGAGCAACGCATCCGTTTTGGGCTGAATACCGACCCTAAGGAATGGGATCTAACGTTCTCAGAGCGCACCGATACCGAGCGCGATCAGATTGCCGCGTTCTTAGAAGCCCGTGCTGGTGTGGAGTCGTTTGATTGGACGCCACCTATGGGTACAGCTGGAAAGTATGTGTGTGACGGTTGGCAAATCACACTGAGATCTTGCAACTTTAATACGATCCGCGCTAAGTTCCGTGAGGTATTTGAGCCATGACAGTTCCTGTTTCAGATCTCCAGGCAATTGCTCCTAGCGCAGTTATTGAGCTGTTTGAGCTGCAGCTGAATGTGGCGCAGCATGGTGTGGCGGATACCTATCGTTTCCACGCTGGTACAAGTCTGAACGCTAACGGTGAACTGGTCTGGGCTGGTCAGAATTATTTGCGTTTTCCAATTGAAGCAGAAGGTTTTGCGTACGAAGGTAAGGGCCAACTACCACGGCCCAAGATCCGTTGCAGTAACATCCTCGGCACTATCACTTCGATTCTGCTCAGTCTGCCCAAGGGACTAGAGGGCGCAAAGGTAACGCGCATTCGCACCCTAGTCCGGTACATCGACGCTGTGAATTTCCCTGGTGCTGTAAATCCCTATGGCGCACCGGATTCAACGGCTGAATTTCCACGGGAGATTTACTACATAGATCGCAAAGTTACCGAAACCCGCGACGTGGTGGAATTTGAGCTGGCCAGCGCATTTGACTTGGTAGGCGTTAGGGCTCCAAAGCGTCAGTGCATTAGCAATATCTGTCAATGGGTGTATCGCTCTGCCGAGTGTGGGTACACCGGACCCAACTATTACAACGAAAGTGATCAGAGTGTTGCCACTGCAGGACAGGATGTGTGCGGCAAGAGGCTAAGTAGTTGCACCATTCGATTTGGTAGCACCTCACCGTTGCCGTTTGGCAGCTTTCCTGGTGTTGGAAGCTACTTCTCATGACTTGGCGCACTGAAGCACTGGCCCATGCCCAACAGGAATATCCACGTGAATCCTGTGGCTTGGTGGTGATCGTCAAAGGACGTGAACGCTACTGGCCTTGCCGCAACCTGTCAGCCGGCACCGAGCAGTTCATCCTTGATCCGCAGGATTATGCCGCTGCCGAAGATGCTGGCGAAATATTGGCCGTTTTTCACAGTCATCCAATAACACCGCCAATTCCAAGCCAGGCTGATTTATTGGCAATTGAGCGCACCGGACTGCCCTGGTGGATCGTCAACCCAAAGACCGAGGTGTGGAGCGAAGAGCTCCGCCCCAGCGGCTACCAGGCGCCGCTGATTGGCCGTGAATGGGTCTGGGGACTCAGTGATTGCTGGACGCTGGCGCGGGATTGGTACGCCGAGCACGGCCTAGACCTCCCAGATTGGAACCGTCCACTTACCCCCGAAGCATTCGAGGCAGATCCTCTGTTTGATCGCTACTGGAAGGATGCGGGCTTTTACGAGCTGGATGAAGAGCAAGAGCTGCAATACGGTGATGCGCTGCTGATGAGCATCAATAGTCCCGGCCTTAACCACGTTGGCGTTTACATTGGTGATCAGCTGGCGTTGCATCACATACGAGGCCGGCTAAGCAGTCGTGATTTGCTAGGTGGCTGGCTGCTCAAGTGCGTTGGTCGTCGGCTTCGTCATTACGATGCAGATAGGATGGTGCTGTCGTGATGTTGCGCACAATTCGTGTTTATGGACGCTTGGCTAAGTTCCTGAAGCGCCGCAAATTTGAAGCTGAAATAAGCAGCGCTGCCGAGGCTGTGCGCTTCCTAGTGACCAACTTCCCTCAGCTGGAAAAGCACATGGCTGACCAGCACTATCGCGTAAGCGTAGGAGGCTACGACCTAAGTTTCGACGAGATCCACAATCCATCGGGTTTGCAAGAAATTAAGATCGTGCCAGTGGTAGCTGGTGGCTCCGGCGCAACAGGACGCATTCTTGCTGGTGTTGGTCTAATTGCATTGTCATTTCTTACGGCAGGAGCAACTGTCGGATTGTTGGGGCTGGCAGCTCCTGTGGCAATTAGTCCAATTATTGCAGGAATTGGCGTTTCGCTTGCGCTAGGTGGTGTTGCACAGCTTCTAACACCTGTCCCAACACTTAGCACTCCATCAACAATAGATACAGTCAAGGATCCTCGTAAGTCTTACAGCTTTAGCGGTATTCAGAATACGTCACGGCAAGGTGTACCTGTGCCGATTGTTTATGGCGAAACCCTGGTGGGCTCGGTAGTGATCTCTGCTGGTATTGATACTGAGCAGGTGACGGCATGAAAATGATTAGTGGCTCTGGTGGCGGTGGCTTTTACGACGGAAAAGTTGGCAGTAGTGGCAGCGGTCCACAGACTTATACGCCAACTGAAGCTGCGGATACGCTTAATTCCACGCAATACGCAAACATCATTGACCTGATTTCAGAAGGCGAAATCCAAGGGCTAAAAAATGGTCATAAGTCAATCTTCATTAACAACACGCCACTACAGAATCAGGATGATTCATACAACTTTAATAACGTAACAGTTTGGACGCGAACCGGCACCCAGCTGCAAGACTACATACCCTCAACCGATACTGTTGAAAATGAGGTAGCTGTTGGCGTAACAGTTTTACAAGCAGTCCCTGTTGTTCGTACTATTTCAGATGCAAGTGTAAACGCCATTCGCGTTACCATTAGCATTCCTGCTTTGCAGCGCATCACAGATCAGGGCGATATTGTTGGCAGTGTTTTCAGGTTTCAGATTCAGCTGCAATGGGCCGGCGGTGGATATGTAACTTTTGTAGATGACTTGATTCGTGGTCGCACAGCCAATCTTTACCAGCGTGATTACCTAATCAATTTCCTGCAAGCACCGCCAGTCAATATCAAAGTCGTTCGCATCACTGACGATAATTCAGAACAGGATGCACAGGGAGGTGAATCGGCAAAGATTACAAATGCGTTCAGCTGGGCCAGCTACACCGAAATCACCTACGCCAAGCTGCGCTATCCCAATAGTGCATTGGTTGGTATTCGCATTGATGCCGAACAGTTTAACTCTATTCCTTCTCGCTCATATTTAGTACGCGGCATTAAGGTTCGGATTCCTAGTAATGCCACAGTAGACAGCACTACAGGCAGGTTAATCTATGCCGGTATTTGGGGCGGCACTTTTGGTGCTGCGCAATGGTGTAGTGATCCGGCTTGGATCTTATGGGACCTGCTTACATCAACTCGCTATGGCTTTGGTCAACACATCCAGGCATCGCAGCTGGACAAGTGGGCCTTTTATGCTGCAAGCCAGTATTGCGCCGAACTGGTGCCTGATGGTTTTGGCGGTCAAGAGCCACGCTTTTCATGCAACGTAAATATCCAAACCCAGGAAGATGCCTACAAGCTGATCAATGATATGTGTTCGGTGTTTCGAGCGATGCCGTACTGGAGTGCCGGTGCGCTCACGATCAGTCAAGACCGGCCGGCCGATTCCGCCTATCTATTCACGCTAGCTAACGTAGCTGAAGGCGGTTTTACCTATTCAAGCAGCAGTTTGAAAACACGTCCAAACGTAGCTGTTGTAAGCTACCTTGACTTAGAACTGCGCGATGTTGCATATGAAGTCGTTGAAGATCAATCGTCTATATCCAAATACGGTGCCATTACTACTGAGATCAGCGCCTTCGCCTGTACCAGCCGGGGGCAGGCAGGAAGAATTGGTGAATGGTTGCTTTACTCCGAGCAATACGAGAACGAAGTCGTCACCTTTACCACCAGTATCGACGCGGGAGTGGTGGTGCGGCCTGGCCAGATCATCGAGGTCAGCGACCCCATGCGAGCTGGCGCCCGTCGCGGTGGTCGCATTGCGGCCGCAACGACCACTGCCGTCACTGTCGACAATGCAGCGGGCTTGACATCAGCTGGCGCCACTCTGTCGGTCATCCTGCCGGATGGCACGGTGGCCTCTCGCGGCGTCGCAAGCATCGTCGGCAAAGTCATCAACCTGACCTCTGCCCTGCCCACGGCACCGAACGCCAACAGCGTCTGGATCCTCGAAACGGCCTCAATCCAGACTTCAACTTGGCGAGTGATCAGCGTTGTCGAACAGGATCAGGCGCAATACCAAATCACTGCATTGTCCTACAACGCTAGCAAGTACAGCTACATCGAACGAGGTAGACCTCTTGAGGTTCGTGATACTAGCGACCTTAACGAGATACCTGACGCACCAGCCAGCATTTCCTTTGAAGAAGCGTTATACAGCTATCAGAATCAGATCCGGGCTAAGGTCATTGTCTCTTGGCCTGCAGTGCTGGGCGTGTCTCAGTACCGTGTGAAGTGGCGCAAGGACAGCGCCAACTGGAGCGTTGTTGATGTACTGAGCAACGACTACGAGATTCTTGACATTACACCTGGGCTGTTTGATGTACAGGTGTTCTCAATGAATGCTGCGCTGAAGCTGTCCACCACAGCAACCACTGGCAGCATTACAGCTTTAGGCAAGACGGCACCACCCAGCAACTTGCTGACATTCAGTGCTGTGCTTGATCCTGACGTTGGCATCACACTGAACTGGAATCCTATAACCGACCTTGACTTGCAAGGCTATGAGATCTGGCAAGGCCCGTCCTGGGGCGCTGGTACAAAACTAGGCCTTTTCAGTGCAACCAGCAAGAAGCTTGGCTTATTGCCAATGGGTACTACAACATGGTGGATTAAAGCACTGGATACTTCCGGTATTTACTCAGCTGCTGCCATCAGTGCATCTATATCGCTAACTGCAGCTGCCGCTCCTACAGTCACAGGCAACTTTACGTTTGAACTATACAACATCCAATGGACAAACATAAATGGCAGCTTAAAAACAGCATACTACGAAATCCGATATGGCGATGCGTCAAGCACTTGGAATACGGCAACAGCGCTTACTACAGTTAAGGGCACCACGTTTGCTGTCAAGACTGACTGGATTGGAACTCGCCGGTTTCATGTTGCGGCGGTTGACCTAATCGGCACTGTAGGCGGATCCGCCTATGTAGCAGCTGTAGTTACAGTTGCGCCAGCGCCTGTTATATCTGCTACATTCTCCAGCAAGACTGCAATCCTAAATTGGAGCGCTGTTGAAGGTACTGTGCCTACGATTGAATACGAAATACGCAGAGGCGCAACTTACGCAACATCAACATTTCTAGGCACTATTCAAGCCACCACGTATAAAGCTGAAATTGATTGGGTTGGCGTAGAAACTTTTTGGGTTACAGCCATTAGCAGTAACAACGCCTTGGGCGCTAATGGCTTTGTAGTTGTCACTGTACTTGCGCCACCTGCTGTATCAATAAACAATTCCTTCTCAGGTGAACAGTACCGATTGTCTTGGACCACAGCGCAAGGCTCCTTGGACACTTCCCGCTACGAAGTGCGCCGAGGTAGCACATTTCAAACCGCTACAGTAATCGCCAATATAGATTCAAATACTTACAGCGCCAAAGCAAATTGGGTAAATACTGAACGATTCTGGGTAGTCGCTTACGACATTGTAGGCAACATTGGCGCGACTGCTTTTCAGGATATAACTGTAAATGCTCCAGTTGCACCATCAATCAGCCAGCAGGTCATCGACAACAACGTGCTTTTGCGGTGGAGCGACTCAACTCAGACGCTGCCCATCGTGTACTACGAACTGAGGCGCGGTTCGACATGGGCTAGCGGCACTTCGGTTGGCACCAAGCAAGGGCTGTTTACCACCGTGTTTGAAACAGTCTCGGGTACCTACACCTACTGGCTGGCGGGCATTGACACCGCTGGCAACGTTGGCACTCCTGCCAGCGTGTCTGCCCAGGTCAATCAGCCGCCGGACTACCTGCTGCGCTCAGACATCAACAGCACTTTTAGCGGCACCTCTACTAACCTGACTGTCAACGCAGGCGGTTTTCTAGCAACGATTGATACATCCGAAACATGGCAGTCGCACTTCACTTCGCGCAGTTGGACCACGCCACAAGATCAGGTAAACGCTGGCTTCAGCATCTACTCCATGCCGTCAACAACGACAGGCAGCTACGTCGAGGAGTTTGACTATGGCACCGTGTTGGCTGGTACCAAAATCACGTCAACGCTGACGCGGCAGGCGGTAGCGGGATCTGTGACCGTGACTCCAACGCTGAGCGTGAAGACCACTGCTGGTGGCGCTTGGACCGACTACGCCGGTTCTGAGTCGGTCTACGCGACCAATTTCCGCTACGTGAAGGTCCGATACGACTTCACCAGCTCAGGCGGGGATGACCTGCTGCAGCTCAGCGGTCTAAACGTTCGCCTGGACGTGAAGATTAAGAACGACATGGGCACTGGCACAGCAAATAAAACTGATACGGGCGGCACGACCGTTAATTTCAACGTGCCTTTTGCAGACGTAGAGAGTATCAGCGTCACACCGAGCGGGACGACTCCTCGAATTGCTATTTATGATTTTGTTGACGCCCCAAATCCAACCAGCTTCAAGGTGCTGCTGTTTGATACCTCGGGTAACCGGGAGGACGGCCCCTTTAGCTGGCAAGCCCGAGGAAGCTAACCATGGCCAACTGGTCCAACCCACTACTGACCAGCACCTATACCAACTTCCTTACGGAGGTCAAAGACCGCGACACAGACCTAGCGCTGCAGTTTGACGGCACGACCAGCAGCAACATTCCGACGAACGCTATCCGTTGGAACAGCTCGGTTAACCGCTGGCAGAAGTGGAGTGGCAGCGCCTGGGGCGAGCTGACCGGCACCTATGCGCTGACGGGACTTAGCACTACGGGCAACGCGACGATCGGCGGCACGCTGGGCTCTGGCGCCATCACCAGCACAGGCAGCGTAAGCGGCACTGCATTGATACCCACGGGCTCCACCGTGCCGGCCACCGGCGTCTATCTGTCATCCGCTAACACGATCGGCCTGGCCACAAGCAGCATTGGCCGGGTGTTTGTCGACGCCTCTGGTGAATTCGGCGTCGGCACCGCAACACCAGGTACAAGCGTTGATGTCACACTAGCGGCGGCGAGTGCAACGATTGGCAACGTCCGTATCGCACCAAGCGTTGCCGGTCAAGCTCGCTTTCACTTGTTCAACGGTGGTGCGGTAGCCGAGTGGCTGTTTGGCCAGAAAACGAGCACAGACCACAGCTTCAAGCTGAGTAAGAGTGTTGCTGGATCGGAGACTGATTATCTGACTGTTGACATTAGCGGGCGGCTAGGTATTGGCACAACAAGTCCAGGTTACACATTGCATGTAAACGGTTCTTGTGCGGTAGCCGGTGACAAAAACTTTCGACTTGGCGAAAGCACCTTTACTTATTATTACGACCTTGGCAGGGATGGGACTACTGGAGCGTTTGTTTTTAACGGAAACCAAACAGGCAGCGTTGCCTACAGCTTTAGAAAAGGCGGGACAAGCCTAGTAGACATTGACAACTCCGGCCGCGTGGGTATTGGGACGAGTAGTCCCGCAGAATTGCTTCACGTCGCCAATGGAGCTGCTTGGGTTGGGGCACCCACCAGTTCATCGTCTGGAACTATTGCAATTTACGGAAACGGCAATAACGGCACCATCGAAGTCTTTGCAGGCAACAACCCGTCCATAAAAAGAAACCTGCTGCTTTGTCAGTATGGAGGGTCGGTGGGGATCGGGACGAGTAGTCCTGGCGCTGCCCTTCACGTTGGAAACGATGGTGACTTTTGGCTTAGCAGCAGCGTAAGCACAGTAGAAGAAAAAAATACCATCTCCTGGAGAATTGAAGACGGTAGTCAGGGTGCGTCTATTTCCACTTATAGAGAGGCTGTTACAAACGCTCCTCACGCAATACTTTTTGGTACTAGAAATAGTGCAGGCGGCATTGCTGAACGCCTCCGCATCACCTCAGCCGGCTTCCTAGGCCACAACACCACCAGTCCTGCAGCGCCTGTACACTTCGCTCTGCCAACAACCAGCGCCTCAATCGGTAACGTCTACGTTGCACCATCCACAGCTGGCCAGGCGCGCTTCCACCTCTACAACGGCGGCTCTACAGCTGAGTGGCTCTTCGGCCAACGAACCAGCACCGATCACGAGTTCCGGATCAGCACCCAAGTAGCTGGTTCTGAAACAGAACGCCTGCGCATCGGCACCGCCGGCCAAATCGGCATTGCCGGCGCCAACTACGGCACAAGCGGCCAGGTGCTCACCAGCAATGGATCTGGGTCGGCGCCGTCTTGGACAACTATTACTGCACTGACTGCCGCAACTGCTGCAAGTGCCACAGGAACAGCTGTTGATTTCACCAGTATTCCATCATCTGTAAAACGGATTACTGTAATTATTGATAGCGTTAGCCTAAATAGCACTGATACCATAGCTGTACAGCTTGGCGATAGCGGAGGCATTGAAACAACAGGATATACCTGTGGCCTTGCGTGGACAGGTCAAAGCACTGGAAGTAGCGGCTCCAGCTCCACGTTTGCTCTTGCTACCGGAGCAGCCAGTGATGTTTTATGTGGTCACGCCGTAATTACAAAAATATCAGGTGACACGTGGATTTTGTCTAGCACTATATGCCGCGAAAATGACGACCTAGTATTTGTAAGCGGCGGATCAAAGACACTGTCCGCAACCCTAGACCGGATTCGCATCACCACGCCCGGAGGCGCCGCAGCATTTGATGCAGGCACTATTAACATTATGTACGAGTAGTCTTGCGCTCCCTAAGCTGCTTATGATCTCATCATTCGCGCATTGCTAATGCCTGAATTTAAACAACAGCTCGCTGATCTAATCGAGGCCTACGCCACCGCAAAGGCAACTGGCAACTCCCTGCTCATCCAATCCGCTGGCGCCACACTGGTCAGCTACCTGGAGAGCGTTGAGATCACCGAAGTACAGCAATCTGAAACCGAGTCAACCGATGTCTGACATTACCTACACCTGGGTCATTGCTCAGCTGGACTGCGCCCCACAAGAAGACAACTTAGAGAACGTGGTTAAAACCATTCACTGGCGCTACCAGGCCACGGATGGCACTCATACCGCTGATTGCTACGGCAGCATCGGCGTGGGTGCGGTGGATCCTGACGACTTCACTCCCTACGCCGAGCTGACCAAAGATCAAGTGGTTGCCTGGCTTGAAGCACAGCTTGATGTCGATGAGCTAGAGCGGAACCTTGCTACACAGCTGGCCATGCTGGCTAATCCGCCAGTCACGTCGCCTGCGTTGCCGTGGCAACTTGCATAGCCTGAGTGCAGCACGCAACCCGTGGACATGGAACGGATCTCGGATTACGTCGCCCTGGCTGTGGCCATTCACGGCGTTGCAGTCGTGGTGGTAAATCTCACGCCCACACCTAAGGACAACGATGCCTTGAACGCCTACAGCCGTATGGCTGTGAAGCTATACCGGGCCCTGGAGATCCTCGCTGGCATCGTCACCCCCCTTGCTAAGCACTGATCATGATCGAAGTGCTGGCGGCTCTCGTCGGCGCCGTGCTGGGCATTGGCGCCAGTGGTGTTGGTGGCTTCATGCGCCGCGATGAAGAAGCAGGCAAAGCAGTCGTGCGCCTTACTGCAGCGGTTGAACATATCGCTGGTGAGGTGTCAATGCTTAGGCAGGAGATTAAGGAAGATCGGCAAGAGCTATACCCACGACTGAATGTCATCGAGCAACGACTGGCCAAGCTGGAGGCTAAGCCGTGAACACCATCGCCAAAGTTCGCGCTGCTGTAGAGCACGCAGCACGACAGGGCCAGCTGAGTCCGCAGCAACTGGCAGCGTTCAGCTGGCTGGATGAGCACCTGACGCAGGAGCAGCAGCAGGGCTTTACCGAGCTGTGGCGTGCAGAGGGCAGCCCTGCCCAGGCCCCAAGCAAGCTGCTGGCACCGCTGTGGCTGGCACCGGCACTCAGGTTGATCAAGGAGTTCGAGGGCTGCCGCCTGGAGGCCTACCGGTGCCCTGCAGGTGTGTGGACCATCGGCTGGGGCAGCACCCGCCTGATCAATCAACCCGTCCGCGAGGGTGACACCATCACGCAGCAGATGGCTGATGAGCTGCTCCAAAACGAGGTGGAAAATCTCTTCGCACCAGGCCTGTTCACCCTGCTGCCGCTGGCCAAGCGCTGGCGACCTGAGCAGCAGGCTGCACTGATCAGCTTCTCCTACAACGTCGGCCTTGGAGCGGTGGAAGAGTCCACGCTGCGGAAGCGGATCCTGGCTGGTGAAGATCCAATCAAGGTGGTGAGGGAAGAGCTACCGCGATGGAACAAAGGTGATGGCGGCAAGCCGCTGGCTGGCCTAGAGCGTCGCCGTGCTGCTGAGGTGGCACTGTTCTGTGGTGGGCAGGTGCCAGCACCACTGAAGGTGCCGTACTACTCGCAGCGGGACAGTGCCGTTGACGGGCAGGCCCAGCGGATGTGCTTCTCCTCCAGCTGCGCAATGCTGACCGCCTACCTCAGGCCGGGAAGTATCACCGGCCCTAACCCTGATGACCAATACCTCAAGCGGGTGCAGCAGTACGGCGATACCACCAGTGGCATTGCGCAGATCAAAGCGCTCGCCAGCTACGGCATCACGGCACGATTTGTCCATAACGCTGATTGGGCCGACATCGAGCGCCAGATCAACCGTGGTGTACCGGTGCCTTGCGGGTTCCTCCACCACGGCCCCAGCTCAGCACCAACGGGTGGTGGCCACTGGCTGATCGTGATTGGGTACACACCCACCGCTGTGATCGTCAATGATCCATGGGGTGAGATGCTCGTCGCCCAGGGCAGTTACCTTGGCCCGCGTGGTGCTGGGCTCTGCTACAGCCGCAAGAACTGGGGACCACGGTGGCTGGCAGAAGGTGCCCGGTCTGGCTGGGCGATCATTGCGGAGCCGTGATGGCTCTCAAAAACGCCTATCAGCTGCAACCTGGCCTCTGGCGTGTCACCAGAGATACCACTGGTGTACAGCTGTGGATCGCTATCGCCAATGGCATCACGCTCTACAGCTACAGCGAGGATTACGCCCGGTTGTGGCTGAGTCGTGAGCAGGACATCCCCGATCCACCTGGCCCAGTAGCGGCATAGCTGCCGGTCGTGCTAATGTGCATTTACGCCAGCTGTTGAGCGCTGCTCCAGCTGGCAACTGCATTTTCCATCATGACCACCACCATCCTGTGGGTGCTGCTGGTGCCGCTGGTGATCGCCATTGGCGTGATCCTCTGGCTCAGCGAGACCACACCCCAACGCATCAACCGCCTGCGCCACTCCGGCTGGAGCCAACAACGCATTGCTGATCACCTAAAGATCAGCCGCTATGCCGTACGTCAAGTGCTGATGACTTAGGGCGTCGGTAACCCCATCTGCCGGCGCAGCTCGCGGCATAGCTCCATTGCTCGATGGCCAGACGCCAGCTGGATGCAAACTCCACGGTTCACCACCTCCCAGCACGCTGAACCGCGATCATCAATTCCTACGCGCACGTATGGGTCGTCTGGGTCGTCGTCAGACTGAGGCAATGCGGTTGGTGCCATGGATTCCTGGATGATCCCCACCCTCAGCCTGCAGACCCAGCTGACACAGGAGCGTGCGCGGCGTGCAGTGGCACGGATGAGCCGTGATCAGCTTGCGGTGAAGGCTGATGAGTTGATCCAGTCGTGGTTCCTGCAGCAGGAGCTCATCAATCGCCTGCTGGGCCGCGTGCGTGAGCTGGAGGTGCAAGTGGCGCTCAAGGATGCTGCACCCCTGGGCCCGCCACGGGCTGAGCACCACCAGTGGGCGGCGGAGCTGCTCGGCAGGGATGGGGTGAGCTGAGCGGCGCTACGCCGCAAACAAGCTCAGCTGCTCCGTCACCCCCATCGGCTCCACCGGCCTGATTACCGGCCGCTTTGATGGCACCACATCCCTAATCATCTGCATCGCCTGCAGCTGCTGTTGCAGATACCGCAGCCGGCCATCAACACGTGCCGGTTTCATCCCAAGCTGCGTAGCAATCTCAGAGCGCTCCACCGCTGGACCATCCAATCCCCACGCCATCGCCAGCAACATCTGATCACGGCTTGGCAACGTCGCCATCAGCTCGCGCAGCTGCTCGGCCTGCTGGTACCGCTCGTCCTGGGCTTCATACTCTTCAGGCGTTGAATCCCAACAGGCCACCACATCACCTAGCTCTAGCCCGTCGTCACTGATCACCTGATCCAGGCTGGCAACAGGCCTAGCGTTCACCAGTAGCTGATCCATCACCCGCTCAGACACCCCAAGCTCTGCAGCGATCTCATCCTGCGTCGGCTCACGCCCCAGCTCCATCGCCAGCCGTCTGCGGATTGGACCGAGCTTCCCAAGGTGCTGGCTGTGGCTGCCGGGAATCGCCACCAGCCTGGTGTGATGATCAGCCCAGTGACCTACCGCCTGACGGATCCACCAGTAGGCATAGGTGCTGAACCGATACCCCCTGGTGGGATCGAACCGTTCTACCGCTCGGATCAATCCCTCGTTGGCGGCCTGCACCAGATCATCAATGCTGTGGTCCTTGGCCATGCGGTGGCAGTGCTTTGACACATACGCCACCGCAAGCCGTAGGTTTCCCTTCACAAACCTATCTTTCGCCCGCTTGCCGCGACGTTTGATGCCAGGCGGGCAACTATCTGGGAATCCCGGATGGTTCAGCCAAGCTTGTACCTGATTGCCCAGCTCGATCTCCTCAGCAGGCGTGAGCAGCGGGATGCGGCCAATCTGATCAAGCCACCAACTCAGTCCAGATGGCGGTGCCATGGCATCACGCAGCGCAGTTGAGTTGATTGCGCATCCGCATCAATGCTCTTCGTTCACGCTGACGGATTCGCTCACGGCTCACGCCAAGCGATGCACCAATCGCTCGTAACGTGGTCGGCTTGCCTTGCAGGTACCGCTCACGGATGATCATCCGATCCATCGGGTCCAGCTGCTGCAGGATTGCAACGCTGCTTTGCAGTAGGTCGCCGTGCTCATCCATGAAGCTGCTGTCTGTAGCTTCAGCAGCGACCTGATCTAGGTACGTGGACGCCTCGCTGCCACGGTTACCGCTGTCGCTGCGCAGGTTCTGGTCCAGGCTGATCGCCGGTTGCGCATGAGCCAGCGTCGCTTTCAGCGTTTCCATGTTGCAGCCGACATGCTCAGCAATCTCAGCTAGCTGCGGCTTCCGGCCGGTCTTCATGACCTGCTCGTCGCAATAGATGGATGCCTTTCGCAATAAGGTCAGGTTGTGGCACGGGAGGCGGATCATCCGCGCCTGGCTCTCAATCGCCCTGTTGATGCTCTGCCGTATCCAGTTGAACGCGTAGGTGCTGAACTTGTACCCACGTGAGGCGTCGAACTTGGTGATGGCCCGCTGCAGGCCAATCAATCCCTCCTGCACAAGGTCCTCAACGGTGAGGTGTGGCTCGGCACGCTTGGTATGGCGCTTGGCAATCAGCACCACCAGTCGAATGTTGGACAGGAAGAACCGGTCCCATGCCCGCTTGCCACGGCGCTGGATTGCTCGCTGTTTGGCCGTGGGCGTGGCCAGGTCCTTGATTGCCAGCCAGGCCTGAACGTCGCGGCTCAGCGTGATCTCCTGTTCAGTCGTCAGCAGCGGGTAGGCGCGGCTTTGCTGCATCAACCAGTCGAGTGGTTCGGCCATCGGCATCCGTCGATCGGCTGCACCATAGCGGTGCGGATGCACATTGCCACCGCTTTGCCGCAGATCCGTGTCTCCGTGTTGACGCGAGCCTGTGCCCGTTGCCACGGTTGTGGGGTGGACCGGCGGTGCGTCAACACCCCGGCCCATGACCGATCCATTGCTCTGGACCGATGACCACAGTCAACCTCACTGCCCACACCACCGCAAGCGGCCTGGCGCTTGCTTGCCGCCATCCACAGCGCATCAGCGTCAGCATCAGCTGGGCGCTGCATCAACGCTTGATTGAGCTCAGCGACCACGAGGGCCGCAGCCTGAGCAACTTGGCTGCACACCTCCTAGAGACGGCCCTGCCACGTCGCTAACTGTTGCAGGCTGCATCGTAGTGATGCGGTTTTGCATCCGCTTTGCTATGGTGCGGTCGGCCATCACGCCATGCCATGACCGCAACCCTATTTGACCTGACCGGCGATGCGCTGCGGCTGCAAGCCCGCATCAATGCCGCTGCTGAAGGCCTGTTCAGCGAAGACCCTGCTGATGTGGCCAATGCCACCGGACAGCTGGAATCGCTGATCAGCGCTGAAGCGGACAACCGCCGCGCTGTAGAAGCCAAGGCTGATGCCTGGTGCTGGGTGATTGATCACCTCCGCGCTCAGGCCGTAGCCAGAGCTGAGCACAGCCGCCGCCTGGCAGACCTGGCCAAAGCCGCTGAGCATCAAGCCGAGGTGCTGCAGGAGCAGCTGATCAGCGCATTGCAGCGTGTGGCGCCAGATGAAACCACCTGGAAGCTGCCCGATCACAAGATCACCAGCAGGAAAACCACCAGCGTGGAGCTCGATCCTGATATGCAGGTGCTGGATCTGCCGGAGCAGTACCAGCGGGTAAAGACCACCTACACCGCCGATAAGTCCGCCATCAAAGCTGCCCTGGCTGGTGGTGAACAGATTGAAGGTGCGCAGCTGGTCGAGCGCCGTAGCTGGAAAATTGCCTAACCTCCCATGATGCAGATTCACATTCACACCCCTGCGATGGAATGCGAGGCGGCATTGTCAGATCAAGTGCTGCAGGCGGCACGGGCTGCAGTGCCAGCTGATGCCGCCCGGTATTTCGCTGATGCGATGCGGCTGAGCAGCGCCGGCCCACGAAATGAGCCGTTGCTGCCGCTGCTGATCGCCTTGCTAGATGCCACCAAAACCGTGGCGGCTGCTGTGGCGGATAACGCCTGGGACGAATGCCGGCCGATTGACCGGCAGCTCACCACCGACCTGGCACGTCAGGCGCAAGCCATTGCAGCAGACATCACCAACGCCAGCGACTGCCCTGATGCAGCCGGCTGGAGCCTCCCATCTATGAGCGGTAAGGAACTCGTATGACCACCACCGAACGCAATGCAGCGCTTTACGACTCTGTGGCTGCTCAGTATCTGTACCGTGCGCAACGGCGGCGTGCTCGTACTGCTGCCAAGGCCGATGCCCGTCGCAGAAGCTTGATCAATCTTGCCCTCACCACATTGATGGTGGCGGGCTTTGTGAGCTATGCAGCCGCGTTGCACGGTGAAGAGCAACTGCAGGAGCTGGAGCGGAATGGCAGCATCCGCTGAGCGGCCGAAGCTCATGACGCTCCGCGAAGCGTTGCTGTCACGGTTTAAGAGCTACGAGGCCGAGGTTCTATTGGGTCGCCATGAACCCCTACCGCCACGGCCCGCAGAACAGCCTGAAATATCACACGCTGTTCGTCTGTCGTAGCATCACTGAAGAAGAGCGGATCCTGCAGGGCCTTGTAGAACCTTGGATCAATCTCAGGTTTTGCATCCCGTTGCAGTGCTTCAATCCGTTGCCGTTGCTCAGCCACGGCTGCTGACATGGCGCGGTTGTCTGGATTCCTCGCTGCCATCCGCTCCATTAGCTCCAGTTCATCAGCCATCGCGGCAATTGCTGGATTGAGCTGGTGGTGACTGGCGACAGCGGACGACAGCCGATGAGCTTCAGCGATACACGCATCAATCACAACCGGCAGGATCCGCTCTTCGCGGGCACCACCGCGAGCATTGCAGAGGCGATGCCGGCACCGCCACCACGCAACACCAGCTGACGTGTTGCGGCGCATCAGATGGCCACAGCTAGCGCACCGCAGTAGGCCGGTTAGAGCGTGCCGGGTCTCGGTGCCGACTGCTCCACCCCTAAATCGGTTTCGTGGTCGCTGCAGCAGTGCCGCCAGTTCACGCCAATCGGCCTCGCTGATCAGCGCTGGATGCTGGTCGTAGTACATCTCACCCCAGACCTGCCCCCAGCCTTTGCCGGTGCTGCGGTCGCGGTGGTGGCCAATGTGGCCACGGATCACTGGATTGCAAAACCAGTTCTGCAGGTTGCAGGCTGATGGCGTCCACTCGCACCACTGCGTCATCCACCTGGCAACACCGGTGAAGCTGCCCTGTATGCGCAGCTCTTCAATCACCCGCAGCGCTTGCGGCCAGTGCTCAGGGTGTGGCTGCAGTCTGTGATCGGGACCGCCCTGGTAGCCAAACGGCTTGCGCCGGCGCAAGTGCCGACCCTCGGCGCGGTAGACGCTGAACTGGCGCCGGAGCCGTAGCGACAGCATCCGGCTTTCCATCTCCGCAAGGCCGGTCTGCAGGCGGGCCATCAGGAATCCCTGTGGCGTGGCGGTCTCGATGGTGCCGCCGTCCAGGGCACGGACGCTGACGCTGTGCGCCTCACACTGGGCCAGTAGAGCGTCGGTGTATGCCGCGTCACGGCCAAGCCGATCCACTCTGGTCACAAGCAGCTCTGTGACCTGACCGGCTCGCACCATTGCCATCAGTTCCAGCAGCCCATCGCGGTCAGTGCTGCGGCCGGTCTCAATGTCAGTGATGACCTGGCTGCAGCCGGCAGCCTGAAGGCGCGAGACCTGTGCTGGCAAGCTCCCGGCCTGATCGTCGGTACTCACCCTGGCGTAGCCAACAGCGGGCATAGGATCGGCCCAGAAAGCCCATGAAATCTAGCCTGCGCTATGAACACCTACTCCTTAGATAGGGGTGCCATAGCGCACAGGCCAGAAGTCAGGCTGCTACTGACTGTTACCGAAGCTGCCCATGCGTTTGGCGTCAGTGAACGGCACATCAAGACCCTGATTGAGGAGGCAACGAAGTGCCGGAAGTCCCGTTGGCGTTTTGGTCGTGAGTTGATTGACCTGGCACCGCTTGCCAGTCAGCGGCGGATGGTGCGCATCAACGCTGGGGCTGTGGTGCCGAACTTAACATGAAACGGTTGCCACTGCTTAGATGGCGCATGACAGGTTGAAACTGGTGCGCCACAGTCCTGAGCTGCTGGAGATCCGCATCCCATACGGACGCTATGACCAGCATGAGTTCCTGCTTTGCTCAGACATCCACCTTGACAACCCGAAGTGCGATCGTGAGCTGCTCCGTAAGCACCTGAAGCAATGCCAAGGCCGCGGCGGTCATGCCCTCTTCTTCGGTGATGTGCTCTGCCTCATGCAGGGCAAGAAAGACCGCCGCGCCAGCAAGGGCAGCATCAGGCCTGAGCACCTCGGCTCCAACTACTTCGACCTGGTGTTCTCCGAGGCCGCCGACTTCCTCGCGCCATTTGCCTCGAACATCCTGATGATGTCGGACGGCAACCACGAGACCGCCGTCCTCAACAACAACGAGGTCGACCCCCTGGGCAATGTCGTGCGGCTCATGCGTGACCGCCACAAGGCCCCGACTGAGCACATGCGCTACCAGGGCTTCATCTGGTTCACCTTCTACCGTTCCGGCTCAAGCGGCAAACCCGAGCGCACACGCCGCACCACCCTCTTCTTCCACCATGGGGCATGGGGCGGCATCATCACCAAGGGCACCATGGGTGGTGGTCGCTATGCCTCGATCGCTCCTGATGCAGACCTGATCATCAACGGGCACAACCACGAACGCTCGATGGTGTCACACCCCTGCTACCGCCTGACCAGTGCAGGCAAGCAGCGCATTGCTACCCGCTGGCACATCCAGACAGGGACCTACAAGGAGGAGTTCGCTGATGGTGGGGGCTGGGCTGTGGAGCGCATCGTCATGCCCAAGAGCCTGGGAGGCGTCTGGCTGCGCCTCAAGCCCTCCATCGAGAGCGGTGTAGAGGTCAGCTGCGAGCCTGCCGGTTGATTGCAAGCGCTGCAGGCGTACCTGCAATACAGAGCAGCAGCTTGCAGGGCGGCGGAAGAGAGGGTGGTCATGGCTGCGGCACCGGCAGCGCGTGGTGGGGGAGCCAGTGGGTAAGCGAGGGCATGATGCTCGGAGCTTCAATCAAGACCTGCCACCACACGCCATCCGGCTCGTACATCCAGCACCAGCCTTCGCCGTCGCAATCCTCCGGGCCCGGCAGGCGCTCAGCGACGGGCACCGGCTCGATGGCGGCGCGGCCCCAGCGGGCGAGCACGGCGCGGGCAAAGTGCCCAGCCATGTCGCCAAGTGTCTTGCAATCGTGGAACGCCATCACTTCTGAGTACAACGCAACGGCTTCTTCATCCGTCGGCCCCTGCTGCTCGGGCTGGGCCAGGGCGGCGCGCGCTTCGGCGACAGTGGGATGGGTGATCCTCGTCCCGTCATTTCTGGTGTAGCCGGTTTCAGCATCTAGCTCGTAAGCCAGCTCAGCGCACAGTGCACGGAAGTCAGTCATTTAGCTCCAAGGCAGAATACTTGAGCTGGGCGATTGTCATACAACTTTTGGCAGGCTTGCCACTTTTGCGGCAACCACCACCAAGCAGTGGCAAACATGATCAGCAGTATTACCGCTATAAAACCCGCGAAGATTTTGTCGTCGTTAGTCATCGGTTTTCAGTGGTAAAGGTTTCCAGCTCGGCGGCGATGGCGAGAATTTCATCGCGGATTTTGCGACGATGCGGCATCGCTTCTGGTGCGACTACATTTGCAGCGGCCTGGAGGGCGACGGCAGCCATCCTGGCCGCATATTGTTCATCGGTGCAGGTGTACAAAAGGTCTTCATCAGAAAGAGGCAAAACGGCGTTAAGCACAAACTTTGCGGCGGGGGATAACTTAGCGGCGAGAAAAGCGCGAGCTTGAGCCTTAAGAGCTTGCTGGTAGTTGTGGTCTGTTGCGTGTTCCAGGTGATCGGTCAGCCGCTGGATCAGCTCGCGAGCGGTGGGGGCAGTCATGAGTTTTCAGTGGTAGAGGTTTGCAATCCGGCCAAAGGCTAAAAGTTGTTCTCCCTTGGCAGTAATTTCAAAGTCGCCACGGCAGCCGCAGCCACACCCATCAACAAGGCCACGGCGGATGAGCTGGCGCATCTTTGCCAAGACCAATTTGTCTGGCGTACCAAGAGGCATACAGCGATGAACGTCGCGTTCGTCTTCAAAGAACCAGTTGCACCATTTGCCTTTGTGGCGCTGCAAGAATTTAAGGATCGGATGGTCCGGAATGTCTTTGCATTGCTTGGGCGCCGCCTGCGCGGCGGGGGAAAGGTCAGCCATTGCCACCCTCCAGTTCAGCGGCGATGGCGAGAAGTTCGGAGCGGGTAGCCATGCGGGCATCCCAGCTTTCAGTTTTGAGATTCCAATCTGAAAACGTCATAGCTGATTGATCCGGCTCCGGTTCCTCTGGCACCACCTGATCTGCAGCAGCTCGCAGGGCGGCGGCGGCAATCTCATCGGCAGGCGCAGGGCAAAGTTCGCGCACTGCATCCAACACCGCCTGCGCTTGTGGTGATAGTTCAGCCATTGTCAGCCTCCTTCACTTGTGGTTGGTGCATCTTGGCGTGCTGCTTGCAATAAAGGCCGTCAGGGCCATGGCCACGTTTGCGGCAGCATTGGTGAGGAATCCAGGTACCATCAGACGGCCAGACCTGTTCAATGCAGCGGGTCGGGTCTTCTGCCTGCCCTTGAGGGCAGCCACGCCAGACTCCGTACCGGCGTTGAGGGGAGATAGATTCAGCCATCAAGTTGCTCCAGTGCGCGTCGGATGATGGCGGCTTGGTCTTTGTTGAGGATGGTTCTCAAGGCAACCACATCGCCGGTGAGCGGATTGGTCAGCGCGTCTTTGTCGGCACGCGACAGAGCGCCTAACGCCTGCTTCTTCAAGCTCGGCGGCTTGGGGCGGCGGGCGTTACGAAGGGCATTGGATGCCATTTCTCCAAACGGGATACCAAACGGGCTGGGGAGACTTTTCATTTCCTCACAGCACGCATCCAATTCCTTGTCCGCTCCCCAAGCGGCGGCGCGAGCAGCTATGGACTCAGTAAGAGTGCAGTAGTCCTGATGGCGGCCTTCCATGTTCCACTGCTGCACCAGCTCCGGCGGTGGGGTGATCTCAGAACTCCTAATTTGGCGATCATTAGGAGATGATTTGGAGTTCATGGCCCATTCAATGCAAAGGATGGCAAAGGTCTTGAGGTAGCCAGCGCCATTCCGCTTGTTGCTCTCGTCGCGTGCCTGCGTCGAAAACTTTTTCAGCAGATGCGGTGGCGGTGGGGTGATGTTGCTCATTGATCCAGCTCCTTAACAAGTTTCTTCAGGGCCTTGAACTGGCCCCAGGTCAGACAGAAACGCTGCTCGCCGTTGAGGTTAACATCGAAGCCTTCGCTGTTGTGCCATAGCAATACTTCAATGAAATCCACAAGCTTGGCGAGGTGGTCAAACTCGCGCAGCGGCGCAAAGGCTGCATCAAGCTTGTAGGTGGTGATGTCAGCCACGCTCGGCCTCCCGCTCAAGCCCTTGGGCGCCTTGTTCCCATCCGTGGGCTTCCCGCAGCCACGCTGCTACTTCACGGATCGCGGCGCGGGCTTCGCTTCCTGCAGCAGCCATGACCATGGCGTCGTAGACCCGCGCTACCAGCGAATTGCGCTCGGGCAGCCCGGCCGCCGCACGGATCTGCTCTGGCGTGGCGTTGCGGATCAGGTCCATGCACGCATGAAACCGCCGGTCGTTCTCTTCCTCGTCAAACGGCTCAGGCTGCTGCTGCGCGGCCTCCAGCTTCATGATCCGCTGCAAGTGCTGATCGCTCCATCGCATCAGCTTGTCCACCTCCTTGCCCCACTCCAGCGTGGCCAGGCGCATGGTCTCGTACTTGGCCTCCAACGCTTCGACCCTGGCGCGGAGTTCAGCCCACTGCTCAGTCGTTGCTTTGTGGTCAGTCATCGGAGATTGGAATTACGTTGTTCAGCAGTCAGTGATGGGTGGCTGTCCCAGGTCTCAGGTGGATCTAGGCACGCCGCGTGATGCTCTGTCCATTCCTCAGCCAGCCAGGCCGCTTCATGCAGCGGGATCGGCAGCTGCAGGACTTGCTCAGCGCCGCACAGCTCGCAGCGGAACAGCGGCGGCTGGCTAGTGAGGTCGATCACGCAGTGGTCGGTCATGGCTGCGCCTCCTGCCGCAGCAGCAGCGCCAAGCTGTGAACATCCATCCCAGGCCGGCGCTGGGACAACTCCACCAGCTCGTAGCTGAGGTGATTGAGCACAGCAGCTGTGCCACGACGGCGAGCTGACGAGTCGGGCCAGCTGCTTATCGCCTGCTCAAAGGCTTCGACGTAAGCCACGGTGCAACGGCCCAGCAGGGTGTTCTCGGTTGCCATCACCGCAGCCCCCGCATATGGTCTTCAACAATCTTCAGCAGGGTCTGTGGCACTTGCCGAGGGTTAGGCCGCCAGCGGGTTCCGCTCCAATCGCTGCCATCCCAGTGGGCGATCTGATCCAGCAACTTGCGCTGCTGGCCCATCTTCATAAAGCGCACCAAATTGGGGAGCCTGTCGTAGGGCCGTTCAACGGTCCAGCGCGGACCAAACTTCAGGTCGTGCGTGTCCTGGTGGATGAGCTGGGTCATCGCTCCACCCCGTTTAGGCGATCGGCCACCAGCTGCGCATAACCGGCAATGTCGTGCCAGCTGTCCGCATAGTCGGGGTCGCCGTTGATGATTCGGCCGATCTTGTGGCAGATCATGTCGAGGGCCTCCTGCTGGTCAGGGGCTAGGTGATCGCTATGTGTGCCATCGGCGCGGGTCCGGCCCAATGGCGTGTGCTCAGCGATCAATTGCTTCAGATCCTGCGTGATGCGGGCGTGGCCTATGAACTTGCCGTAGCGGCTGCCGCGCTCCTGCAGCGTGGTGGTGATGTCGGTTGTCATCCCTCCACCTCCAGCACTTGGCGACGGAGTGCAGTAAGCACCAGGGCATTGGTGCCAGCACGCTGCAGCTGATCCAGCTGGGAATCAATCAGCGCAAGGATCCGATCGCGTTCAGTGGCGAGGGCCTGCTGCCAGGCCGCCTGCACCGCACGCTCCTGCGTCAGCTGTTCAGCAGCGCGAGCAAGCGCACATTGCTCAGCCTCAATGGCGGCACGCTCGCTGGTGATCTCAGCCAGCAGCGCATCAAGCTGCAGGCGGGTTCGCGTCAGGGTTTCCATCAGAAGGGTGCCTCCTCGTCGTCGCCTTGCCAGCCGCTGCTCCAGTCCTGCGCGGGCTGCGCAGCCTGTTGTGCTGGTTTGGCTGGCTTTACCGGGGCCTTACCGCCAACCGGCTGCCAGTCGTCCACCATCACCACCAACCCAGTGCGGGTTTGGCCGGTGGACTTGTCTTCCCAGCTCTCGCTCTTCACCCGGCCGCTTACGTCGCACAGGTCGCCCTTGCGGTGCGCATCAGCAAATGACGTGGCCAGGTCGTTCCACAGCTCCAACTTGAAGCCATCAGGCTCCTGCCCGTCGTCGCGTTTGGCGCCGGGGCGGTTGATCAGGATGCGGACATTGCAAACGCTCTTGCCCGACTCGAAGTAGCGCACCTCAGGGTCACGGGCTAGGCGGCCAATGAAGCGGTGCTGGCTGGCACGAAGCACAGCGGCGATCAGTTCGTTCATCTAGGCGATGTGAATGTGAATGTGCACTGCCCAAGGCCGCTAGGCAGCCCAGGCGGCAGGTAGGTCATCAGGGTCTTCGTCGTCGCCGTTGCACCTGGCGACGGTCTCGGCGCTCACGCCATGCTTCACCAGCTTCTGCAGGGTGGCGACCGGCAGCTGATCCAGCGTCTCGGCGCTGCCCTTGCTGATCTCAGCAATCAGGGCAATCAACCCGTCATCAGACAGGCCGGCATCAACGCACGCTGCATACGCCTGCGCCAGTAGCTGCGCATCAGGGCCTGTCTCGGCTGCTGCTGCCGGCTGCACCTCAGCCACCTGCACCGCCTCAACCGGTTGCGCATCGTCACCAAGCTCCTCGGCCGTGTACGCCGTGGCGCCGTTCAGCGCATCAGGGCAGTGTGTACGCATCCCGGCCGTCAGCGCCCTGGAGAACAGCATGGCTTCGGGATACGAGCGCCAGGTTGGGTTCTTCAGCAGCCCAGCACGCTCGGCCATCTCGATGGTGAACGTCTCATCACCCAGCGTCTCGCCCTTGGCTAGAAACCGAATCCGGCAGACAGTGTTCGACTTCTCCAGCACCCGGTAGTCGTACACCGGATGACGGCGCACGGCCTGGGCCAGCAGGTTGGAGCTGAACGCAGGCTTGCCGTTGATGATGTGAACGCCGGTGGCACTGGCAAACGGACTGAAGCCCGCTTCCATACCAGCCATCAGGCGGATGGCGCACTCAGCGATCTGCGTGTCCTGGTTGCCGTTGCGGCCAAACAACCCGCTGGCTGCAAACACCCGCGCTAGGCGGGCTAGGTCATCAACGGAATGGACCTGCAATGACAGGCCTGGACTGGTCGTGGTCGCCAGCGCAGAGCTGGCGGAAGTGGAAGCCATCAGTAGCGGTTAGCGGTGGCTTGTGCCATCCTAGCAATGCGGATGCAAATCTGCACCGCTTTCCCCGTTATGCCGATCCTGCATAGCGGTTGCAAGCCAGTACCGGTGTACTGCTAGCCAGGGTTAGGACTGTTCCGCCGCCACCTATCGCATGATCCAGATCCACTGCAGCAACCACCAAGAAGCCGATGCCGCCTGGCGACTGCTCACAGCAGTGCCGCACTGCAGCTTTACGCCCGTTGAGCTGCACCTAGACGGCTACGGCCTCCTGTACCAGGTGGTCAGGCTGGACGATGGCTCTCAGGCAGCAGTTCGGCCCGCAGCTCAGTTGGCCCATAGCTCCCAGGCTTAAGACCACGCAGCACACGCAGCAGCTCAGCCAGTGCATGGAGCTCGGATTCCAGCTCCTCACGGCTCAGCTGCTCGTCGCCCAATATCACCGCCTGCAGCCGACGCTGCCGTGCTGCATCGGTAGTGGGGTACGCATCCTCCACCTCAGCCTTTGCCTCGCGTGGGCTCCAGCCACGCTCAACCGCAACAGCATTCAGCAGCGCCGCCAGACGCTCTGAAGCCTGCCGTGCCTCACCAGGCGTCAGTAGTGCAGTGGCCAGGTACGGCAGCTGCAGGTGACCGACAAACACCGATGCCAGCTCAGGAAACCGCAGCGGCTGGTCAGGCTGCCCCGGTACCGGCAACCACTCCGCAGCATCCAGCCACTTCTCGTCAATGCCCCAGCTGCTCTGCGGACCCAACTTGGCTCGTGCCGCCTCTGGCCCCTGCGTCTTCCACAGCCAGATGGCCTCATTGGCTGCAGCAAGCGCATCGGTGTTTTTCCAGCTCGCGCCTTGCGCATTACGGCTGTTGCGGGCACGTGAAAGCCACGATGGATCCAAAATCCCCGGCTCGCCCATTCCCCATGCGGCGATGGTCGCCATACGGTCATGGCTCAGCCCGCTGCGGCCTAGCCAGTAGTTCACCAGCGCTGGCACCTGCGCAATGCCACGTTCATGCCGTTCGGTAGCAGGGCGCATGGAAGGGGTGTGATCGCGCTTTTGCATGGATCGCCGGAACCTGTGTAATCACACCGTACCGGAACCGGATTCGCATTGCCCAGTGAGGATGCGGTTTGCGTCATCAACGCTGCGGGCGATTCCCGCCCTTCCCCCAGCGCTGCTGATGTGCTCAAGAAATGCCAGCTGCTGCTCTGTCGGCCGGCCACGCTCGGCTTTCACCTCCACCGCTGCAAACACCGCCACGGTCTGGCCCACCATCTCGGGCGTGATGGTCACGCTGCGGTAGCCGATCAGGTCGGCGCTGCCAGGGCACAGGCCAAACGTCACCAGCTGCCCACGCTCATCCCGCAACCGCCCGGTGTTGTTGCGCCACAGCCGCGTGTCACCCGTGCTGCAGGCCAGCCGGATCTGCTGCTGGATCGCCTGCTCGGATGTTGCCATGATGGGAATGTGCATCACCATCGGTTTAGTGACGATTGACCCCCGCTTCCGCGTTACCCTGCTGGCGCAGACGCCCAACCCACAGCAGGCGATCTGGCGGGCGATGCACCAGGACTACAGCGAGGGATTTGTGGCTGATGAACCCTGCCCATCAGAACCGCAGGCTGGTGCCATTGCCGTGAAGCGTTTGCTGTCTGGCGAGCGGGGCCATTACGGCCCGCTGGAGCATCCGCAGATCACCTTCAACGTCGGCTGGTTTCCGCACAGCGTGATGCAGCAGGCCCGCACTCATCGCGTGGGGGTGAGCTTTGATGTGCAGTCGCTCCGCTATACCTCTCAGCGCATCATCGACGTTGCTACCCGCGACCGAGACATCGAGGAGGTGTTCTACCTCAGGCCTGAGGGCACGTACACCGACCGCCAGGGGGCGAAGTACGACTACAGCAAGTCGATGCGCCTGATGGACTTGTCTAGGTGCTACGACGCTGCAGCGCACTACGCCCACCAGCTACGGCAGGGCATGGCTGAAGAGCACGCTCGCGGGATGCTGCCGTTCGATTACCGCCAACACTTCGTGGTGAGCTTCACCCTGCGGGCGCTGCTGCACTTCCTGGATTTGCGCAGCAAGGCGGACGCGCAGCTGGAGATCCGGCAGCTGTGCCTGCTGATGTGGCCGTACCTGAAGGGCTGGGCGCCGGAGATTGCAGGCTGGTACGAGAAGGCACGGCTCGGGAAGGCCAGGCTGGCGCCTTAAGCCACCACCGCCCAATGCCCCTTCGCCTGGCGGGCAGCCAGCACATGGCGGGCCCACGCGCGTGGTTGCTTCATGCCCCTGCGGCGGCCGAGCTCTACCAGCTGCTCCAGCGTGGTGGCCTGCGCTTGCTCGCGTTTTGCCTCGCGCCTCTGCTGCTGGTGGTCAACCTCGACCAGCTCGCCATCCACGTGCTCGAGCTTGCGCCGCTCTGGCGCGAACTCATGGCCGCACTCAGGGCATTGCGGGCAGCCTGATGGCATCGCAGCAAAGCAGCGGGGGCACACCTTCACCGATGGCGCCTTGTCGCGGTCCTTCTTCGGTGTGCCCTCCAGCGTCCATTCCCGATCCTCCAGGTGGTGGCCCAGCCGCTGAGTGTTCCCCACGTGATCAAGGATCACGGCGGTCTTCCCGTCCTGGGGCCTGAGGCAACGGCCAATCATCTGCAGATGCAGGCTGACGCTTTGCGTTGGCCGCAGCAGGATGCAGCCGGCCACGCTCGGCACGTCCACACCCTCCCCGATCAGGCTGCAGCTGGTCAGTACCTTCAACCGGCCAGAGCCAAGGTCGCTCAGCAGCTGCTCACGCTGCAGGCTGTCCATCGTGCCGTCGATGCTCGCCGCTGCAATCCCGTGGTCGTTGAACAACTGAGCCACCGCCGAGGCATGGGCCACGCTGCAGCAGAACGCAATCGCTGTCTGACCATCCAGGTACTTCCGGTAGTGCGATAGACAGTCACCCATCGCCTGCCCCGCCTGCAGGGCTTGGCCGGCCTGGCTCATGTCGAAGTCACCCATCCGCTTCCGCAGGCCCTTGGTGCTGAATCCAGGTGGTGCCAGCACCTTGGCCGGTGCCAGAAAACCAGCAGCTGTCAGCTCTGCAGGGCTGGGGCCCAGCACCATCGCGCCATACCACTCACCCAGGCCACGGCCATCACTGCGGCACGGTGTCGCAGTCACACCCAACACCCGTGCGCGGTGGAAGTGGTTGAGCACGGTGGCCCAGGTGCCGGCATTGCTGTGATGCGCTTCATCCACCACCAGCAGCTGGAAGAACTCACGCGGCAGCTTCTGCAGCCGGCGGGCCAGGGTCTGCACACTGGCCACCTGCACCAGCTGGCTCAGATCCATGCTTCGGCCGGCGGCAATCAACCCATGCGGCACGCCAAGGCTCTGAAGTGATGCGCTGGCCTGTCTGAGCAGCTCCTGCCGATGCACCAAGATGCAGATGCGGTTGCCCTTGCGGCTGGCCTGTTCGGCGATGTGGGAGAAGACAACCGTCTTGCCGCCGCCGGTTGGCAGCACAAACAGCACTGAGCGATGGCCATCGACCCGGTAGGCGGACCGGATGCTGGCGACGGCTTGCTGTTGATACGGGCGGAGTTCAATGCTCATGGGCTCATAACCCTCCGCGTGCGCTTCGCCAACGTCTCCTCAAGTAAGGCTGCACACCACAACAGGCTCGGCGCCTTCTGCCCCATGCCGGTGGCGATGAAGTGAGTGCCAGGCCTGAAGTAACCAGCCTTCCGCATCCGCCGCAACGTGGACTCTGAAATGTGCAGCAGCTCGCAAGCTTGCTTTGAAGTGATGTCGTATTTCATGGGGGTGGAAGAACCAGAGGGGCGGGCCGGGTTTGGGAGTCCCGTTGCCTTCATGCACAAGAGGGATAGAGGAGTGTCGTGATTGCCAGAGTTGTCTTCACGCACGAGTGGGATCAAGGCCTGGGTGAGCTGCTGGCGGTTGAGCAGTGCAGTTGCCTCCATGCCAGCGTGTGATAAAGGCCAGCATCAGGTGGTGCGGGCACGTCATCTTCACGGTTGCCTCCATGCCCTAGTGGGTTAAAGGATCGCCAGCAGCTCGGACAGGTTGCTGTTCGTTGCCTCCATGCCTGAGTGGGACAAAGACATGATCAACACTGAGATCCCAGCAAAAACCAGCCTCTAAGTCTTGGGCGTGAAGGTGGCCCCCATGGGGCCAGATGCCACCGGAGTGGCTTCCTGCTGACACCGCAAGCGGCCAAAAGCAGGCGTTTATGGTCTCCAGCTCCAACGCCGGCGACCGTCATCAGATCATACTACGAAAAGCCCCAGTTGTGTCGCTGATTGCGCTGAGGCCTTTCGCTTGGCTGGGCGCTTCCCTCGCGCCACTTTCGCGCTACCGCACGCAGTCAGTACCAACTGGTGGTCGCCGGGAACCGCAATGGGCCCAGGCGCCATCGGGATCACGGCCTCAGGCCTCGCGCTGCGCAGAATGTTCACGGCAGCGTTATGGTCCGCGTTCATCGTGTGACCGCAGCTCACGCACTGGAATACCGCCTGGCTCAACCTGCTGGCTTTGTCGATGGTGCCGCAAGCTGGGCAAGACCTACTGGTATTTGCTGGGTTGACCCGCTCTACTGTTCGGCCCAACTCGGCAGCCTTCGCCTCCAGCATCGTGTAGAGGCCGCCTATGCCAGCGTCGAGCAGGTTGCGATTCAGGCCAGCCTTAGCTGCTGCGTTGTTAGGCAGATAGCCAGTGCCATCCTCGTTTGGCTTGGCCGCCGGCCTGCGCACCATGTTCGCCAGTTTCAGATCCTCAACAATCACCGTGTCGTAGGTGCGCAACAGGAATGTGGTGGCCTTGTGCGCAAACAACTTCCGAGTGCGACGGATGCGCTCGTGCAGTTCAGCGATCTTTGCCACGGTCTTACGCCAGTTGGCTCCTCCCTTCTGCTGCCGGGCCATTTGCTGCTGCAGCCGTTCTAACTTCCGCAAACCTGCAGCCAGCGCCGCCGGCCCGTCAATGTGTTTACCAGTGCTGGTTGTGAGCGTGTGCTTCACACCAGCATCAACACCGACCGCAAGGGTGGTTGATCGCACCGTTGAAGTTTCAACCTCGCCCACCAGCAGCAGATACCAGCCGGATGGTTCACGGCAAACCCGAAACGTGCAGACCTGCCGATCGCTGGGCCAGCGCCTTCCGCCACGGTTTCCGCGAATCCGGACAGAACCTAAAACGGGCAATCGAGCCACATCGCCATCCACGCTGACCGCTTTCTTGCAGTCTTGGTCGCTTAGCGTGGTGATCGGAAACCGCTGCGACTTGAACCGTGGCTGCTTTCGCTTGCCCTTGCGGTATTCCGTCCATGAGGTGGCCAGCGCCTTGAGGGTGCCTCGGATCAGGTTGTTTGGGCAGCCCTGCAGCTCTGGCCAGTTGGGGTGGTTCTTCTTGGCGAAGAAGGACGCCAAGCTGAAATAGCTGTCGTTGGTCAGCCGTGGCTGCCGGTACTGCTGCGGAACTGGGCAGCTCAGGCCAGCGCGGCGGTGCTGCCTGATTGTGCTGTAGGGAATCCCCTGCCAGTTGCCATCCTCGGCTTTCTGCCAGCGGTACTCCCACGGCACTGGGCAGCATGGCGCCATTGCCTTGTCAGCCTTGTTGTAGTGGCTGAACGCAGAGAGCTCCTGCAGCAGGGCCAATCCATAGTTCCAGATCCGGCGGTTGAGCAGCAGCCATGCCTCCAGCTGCTGCTCTTGCGCCCGCGTCGGGTAAAGTCGAAACTCAAGTGTGCGCACGGCGCCCACGCATCTGACTCGGATCATACTACAATCTGACCATGGCTGAAGGCGTCCGGCTTCAATTCGTGCTTCCCACAGGCCTTGCCGACGCCCTCAAGCGTCGCGCCAAGGCCGAAGGCCGCACGGTCTCAAACCTGGGCGCCTTCCTCTTGGAGATTGGCCTACGCCAACTCCCTCCACTTGATATGGGTTCGCCTGGGTTGGACCGGGAGAACTGAAACGCCTGCTTTTGGCCTTCTGGTGTCAGCAGGAAGTCGCCATGGCGACATCGACCCCCATGGGGGGTCTTAACGCAATTTGCTGCCGCCCATGCAGGCGATACGCACTTTGGCGCCATCAACAGACCTCGACGGGACCATTGATCAGGCCAGAGGCCAGTTGCACCCACCACCTGGGCCGGGCAGTGGCTGGCGTGGCCATGGAGCAGGGCTTCAGCGGCAGTGGCCTGCCAACCCTAGCAATGCGGATGCACATTGACACCCCTATGCTGGGCTTTCGCATCACATCGCGCCATGCCCACCTGGCCCACGCCCGAAGGTCGCAAAACCATCACCATCGAAGTGCCCAACGACCTGCTGGATCGCATCGACGCGCAGGCCCAGTACCTCGGCTGCAGCAGGGCCGCATACGTCAGGCAGTTGATGGTCCGCGACATCGAGAGGCAGGGCCCCGGTAAGCGCTCCGCTAAGGCCTGACCACATGCGCTCCGCCCTAGACCAAGCCTCCGGGCGTTGGCCGGAGCTCTTGATCGCGCTCGCCCATCTATCCCCAGAGCAGCTCACCGACAAACACCAACCCTGCCCCGCCTGTGGTGGTACAGACCGCTACCGCTGGGACCGTGACGATGGCCCCGGCGGCTGGTACTGCAATCAATGCGGCGGCAAAGACCACAGCGGTGGTGCCGGCTCCGGCATGGACCTGCTCACACGCGTCACCGGCTGGGACTTCAAACAGGCCGTTGCACGCATCCAGCAGCACCTCGGCATCGACACCACTGCACCCATCCCCGAGCCACCTACAGCTGGCGCTGAGCACGTCTGGCGATACACCGACACCTACATCGTCTGCCGCTTCCCAAGCAAACGCATCCGCCCCCTCACCTACGACGGCTCCACCTGGCGGTGGAAGTCACCACCCAAACCACGCCCCCTCTACTGGGCACGCCGCAACGCCGGTGCTCCAGTCCTGATCGCTGAAGGCGAGAAAGCCGCCGACGCTGCCGCCACACTCTTTCCCGATCACGCCGTCTGCACCTGGCCTGGTGGTACCAGCAACGTCCAACACGCCGACTGGAGCGCACTGCGTGGCCGCTCCATCACGATCTGGCCAGACGCTGATGACGTAGGCCGCAAGGCTGCTGCTCAGCTCGCACGCATCCTCCTAGGCCTTACCTGCACCGTGCAGGTGGTCAACCCGCCAGACAGTGCCCCACAAGGCTGGGACGCGGCTGATGCACTCGCCGAGGGCTGGACGGCAGGCACTGCAGCTAAGGCCGTTGCCAAACGCGCCAAGGCCGTAGAAGCACCCGCCGAACCGGAGCCAGAGCCAGCAGCGGAGCCCGGCCCTGCGCCAGCTGCAGCCACACCCGCAGTCAAGGCGCCCTTCGTCTGCCTGGGCTTTGACGGCGAAGATTTCTTCTACCTCCCACACTCCACCGGCCAGGTCACTCGCATCAGGCGCGGGCAGCACACAGGTACACCGCTCGTATCCATCGCGCCCATCAGCTACTGGGAATCCATCTACCCATCCAAGACCGGCGTCAACTGGCCAGCAGCTGCATCAGGCCTGTTCCAGCAGCAGGCCGCCATCGGTGTCTTCGACCCAGATCGCATCCGTGGTCGTGGTGCATGGCTCGACGATGGCCGCGTGGTCTTCCACCTCGGTGATCGCCTGATCGTTGATGGCAGCGCTCACAGCGTTCTGCAGCCACCTCCTAGCCGCTTCTTCTACGAGCACTCACGCCACCTCGATGGCCCTGGTGATGCGCCGCTCAGCGATTCAGACGCCATCCAGATCTCCAACATTGCCGAGCGCTTCCCATGGGAGGTGCCAGCCTCGGCGTACTTCCTCACCGGCTGGACCGTCCTGGCCCCTGTCTGCGGTGCCCTCAACTGGCGACCGCACATCTGGGTCACAGGTGGCGCCGGCACTGGCAAGACGACCATCCTCAAAACCTTCATGCGCCCGCTCATGGGCGGCGTGCTTCAGACCGCCACCGGTGGCACAACAGAGCCCGGTCTGCGCGGCATCCTCAAGTCCGATGCCATACCCGTCGTCTTCGATGAGTTCGAGCAGAACGAAGCCAAGGACAAGGCCGTCGTGCAGAACGTGCTGCAGCTGGCACGTATTGCCTCATCAGAAGGCGGGAAGATCTACAAGGGCCTGCCCACAGGTGGCGCCAATGGCTACGAGATCCGCAGCATGTTCTGCGTCTCCTCCATCAACGTCTCCCTGATCAACAAGGCCGACATCGACCGCTTCTGCGTCCTGGGCCTGCGGAAGCAGCCGATGGGCAAGAACGAGTGGCTGGATTTCGAGCGGCAGATCCTTGCGGTTGCCACCGTTGACAACGGCCGCGCCCTGATCGCTCGCACCCTCTCGCAGCTGCCGATCATCGCGCAGAACGCTCGCACCCTTGCCCAGGCCCTCGGCCGACGTTTTGGCCAGCGCTTTGGTGATCAGCACGGCACCTTGCTGGCCGGCGCTTGGAGCCTCGAAGCCAACGGCGGTGGCGTGCTCAGCGTCGAAGACGCAGACCAGTGGATCGCCTCGATGAACTGGGACCATCAGCAGCACGATGCCAGCGACGCTGATGAGCTCAAATGCCGCGACACGATCCTGCAGCAGATCGTGCGCTATGGCGGTGGCCTAGACGCCTCGCTGGGCGAGATGGTGCAGTCCGTCGCCACACAGCAGTCGCTGGGCGCGACCCTTTGGGATCAGTTGGTGCCGATCCTCGGCCGCTATGGCCTGAAGGTGTTCCGCGACGGCCAGAAGCTCCCCGATGGTGAGCAGGCAGCAGGTCACTTCCTGGCGGTCGCTAACGGCAATGCGCAGCTCGACACGCTGCTCAGGAGCACCCCATGGGGCAATGGCGCCCACCGCTCCGCATTACGACGCATCAGCGGGGCACTGACTCCGGCCAAACCGACCCACTTCGCCGGCATCGGCGCGAAACGGTCCACGGTGATACCAATTCCGGCCGACGACCTGGCCGCGTAATGCGATTTGGGCCGAAAATTACCGGCCTTGTAATGAGCAGATCGCTTGCGGCGCAGTGGATCTGCTGCGCTCATTACGGTTATAACGCCATAACGCCTCCAAGACAGACATATACGAGACGCGTAGAGAGCTCATGACGTTCTGAGAAAGCTCTCTCTACTATCTATCTTATTCTTGTAATAGGTGTTATTTCGTTATAGGCCAGTCAGGGACTGGGATCTCGGCATTACGCCGCATTACGGTGGCGTAATTAGCCCAGGGCCAGCCTGGCGGCACGTCACCACTCCAAACGCCAGCCACCGCAATGGATCTGCCCCTGGTGAGGCTGCTCACGTCACCACCCCACCAGTGCGCCCCTGCACTGCCCCGGTGCGCTTTCACATCCGCATTGCTAGGGTTAAGCCACAGGGCCTCTAGGCTGGCCCTGCCGGGTCGGTCCTACCCGCAAGGATGGACGCGGTGACTGGCTTCTCTGGGGCTGGTCTGAAACCGTGACGAAGGCCCGGTTCCCATGGCATAGCCCTGGTCTGCCCACGCAGGCTGGGGCTTTGCTGTTTCAAGGGCTTGAAAGCCCAGTCATGGCAGCCGTACCGCAAATCTGCGGTGCGGACCAGACCCGTTATCGGAAATCCGATAACGCTCCTAGCCCTTGACTTGCTGCGGTCTGCTGTGCTTATGCTGTGAATGTCGGCTAGTCCCCGGCACTCCAGAGCCTGAATACCCATGACCGCCCAAGGTCTCAGCGTCCGCATTTGGCAGGACGCTGCCATTGCTCGTCGCAATGACGACGGATTCGCCAACGCCACGGCCATGTGCAAGGCCAACGGCAGGGAGTGGTTTACCTATGCAAGGGCAGACCGCACGCAGGAGTACATCACCGCGTTGTCCGAAGCGATTGGCGTCCCTGCTGACCAGCTGATTCAAACCCGTCAGGGTGGCATCCCTGAACTCCAAGGCACCTGGATCCATCCCCGCCTGGCCGTAGACCTCGCACGCTGGATCTCTCCACAGTTCGCCGTTTGGATGGATGGATGGTTCCTCGATGCCGTCTCCACACCTCAGCAGCTCAAGCCACGGCGTTCTCGTCGCCGCAGGCATCAGCCTGTCCTGCCTGAAATCTCAGCCACCTGCGCCTTCTGCGGCAAGCCCTTCCAGGCTCGATCCCTATCCGCTTCCTTCTGTCACGTCAACTGCAGAGTGGCCGCTCATCGCTTCCGTAGGCACAACAAGCCATACCCAGCTGCTGTCTCAACAGCCCTGGCGACCGTACCCACACCCACCCTCACCCCAGGTATCCACGTCGTCGCACGCAGCCAACGCCAAGCCAGCTGGCTATGGGCTGAAGCCGTTGAACGCCACGTAGGCGCCGCACTCATGCTTGACATCGCTCACGGCCCTCGTACCCAAGCTCAACCCTCCTTCCAGCTGCATCTCCTGCCCACCACCTGACCTCACCCCCACGCCCCGCTCTCACCCAGCGGGGCTTCTCAGACTGCTCTCAGCACACCCGCAAGCCAGTGAAGCGTCTCGCCACCATCTCCTGGCTCCTCGACCGCCAAGTCCCCTGGCTCCCCTGGTGGCAGGAGCTCATGCTCAACTGGGTCAGCAGCTGGAGCACCATTGGCAGCCTTCAGGTCGTCGCATCCAACCGTGAGGATGTCTTCACCTGGGATCTGCCCACTGACCTTGAACATCAACGCGCTGAACTTGAGCAGCTCCTGGAGCGCTAACCCATGGCATCCATATCAATCACTGTCTCGGGTATTGCAGAGCTCAAACGCCTGCAACTCGCCCTTGACCCAAAGCTCTACACCAAGGCAATGCGTGGTGGCATCTCCTACGCATCCAAGGCCGTACCACCTGCCGTAGCCAAAGGCATCTCATCCACCTACAACATCGCATCCTCACGCGTCAAGAAAGACATCAGTGGTATTCGCTTTGAAGAACAAGGCCAGTCCGCTTCTATCCGCTTCAGTCGTCGTTCACCAACCCTCACACAGTTCAGACCCAACCCAGGCCGTCGTTCCCCACAGCCTGGCCTAGGCCGTGGCATGGGCTGGGGCAAGCCACGCAAACCCGGCCGGCCCCTAACCGCCACTCTCATCAAGGCCAATGGCCGTCAACCATTCACCGGCGCCTTCCTCGCTCAAGGTCTCAACAGCAACAGCCTCGTGCTGCGCAAAGACTCATCAGGTCGCTTCTATGGCGTCTATGGCCCGTCCATCGGATCCATCTTCCTAGGTCAGTCCACCATTGGCCCACAGCTCCGCGATGACGTAGCCCAACGCATCAACGAGCAGTTCATCAAAGGCTTTCAACGCGTTCTCGACTCAGCAGCTCGCGGGCGCTGACTCACGCAAAGTGCGGGTCCCTCCGACGGGGGGGGGGATAGTGCCGATCCACGCAGC